TCGAAGGTAACATGGAAGGGGACGTGAGGGCATGGCTGAGAGACCAGTTGGACGGCTACACAGGTAAAATTGTTGGTGCAAATTTCTCATACGATATGGGCTGGCTCTTAGAGGAAGGAATTGACCTCACACGACACAGATGCGGAGACATTCAAATTACTGAGCCATTGCTTGATGAGCATAGGCAAAGCTATAGTTTGAATTCTTTGTGCGAGGTGTATGGTATTCCACCTAAAGATGAAACGCTTCTGATTCAGATTGCACAAGAGCGCGGCGTCAACCCAAAAACTCAGATGTATTTGCTTCCCGCATGGGCGGCGGCCGGTTATGCAATTGGTGATGCCGAGAAGACTCTTCTCATTTCCAGGCGGCAGGATAAGAAGGTCGAAGATGAAGGCCTAGAGTCCATTCTTGGACTTGAGGAGAAAATATTGCCTATCGTCGTGAAGATGCGACACAAAGGCATTCCTGTTGATTCGCGTCGACTCGATTATGTCGAGACATGGTCCTACCGGGAACAACAGCGTCATATCGATGCGATTGAACGCATCAGTGGCATACGTATGTCTCCCGAAGATGTTATGCGTAACGCCGCTTGCACACCTCTTTTTGATTTTCTACAGCTACCATTGGAGCGAACCATTACCGGCGCTTATAGAGTCGATGATGATACTTTCGATCATTACGGGCACGTGCCACTAATCAAACATTTGGCACGGTCGCGTAAGATGTTCAATCTCAGAGCTAAATTCGTCCATTCGGTTCGACGCTACATCCGTAACGATCGCATTCATCCGACGTTCAACCAGCTGGCCCGGGAGGACGAGGCAGCTGGAGGCGTCAAGGGAGCCCGCCACGGCCGCATGAGCTGCGACTCCCCCAACATGCAACAACAGCCCTCCCGGGACGACTACGCGCCCTTCTGGCGGTCGATCTACAGGCCCGAGCCGGGCACTCTATGGGCCACGTCGGACTACAGTGCCCAGGAACCTCGCCTCATGATCCACTACTGCGCTAAGCTGCATCTGCACTCGGCTCAGCGCATGATTGATGCTTATCGGTCCGATGCGGCTACGGACGTGCATGCGCAGATGGCAGCCTTAACGGGGCTACCTAGGACCGACGCCAAGCAGATTTACTTGGGCTTGTGTTACGGAATGGGAGGAGGCAAGCTAGCCCGCTCACTGGGACTGCCAACCGTCTGGCGGGTTGGTGGACAATGGAAGGTGTCGTACGCGACTAAAGAGGAGGCTAAGGCAGCAGCCGGCAAGGGATGGGTGTACGAGTCCGCTGGTCCCGAAGCTGAATCTATTCTAAAGCGATTTAATGAAGGGGCACCATTCGTCAAGGATTTGATTCAAGCCTGTAAGGATCGGGTTTCCAGTAGAGGCTACATTCAAACACTTTTGGGGCGGCGTTGCCGCTTTTATCGTGACGATAAGGGTGAAATTCAATATAATCACAAGGCTCTGAATCGATTGATTCAAGGGTCAGCTGGTGACCAGACTAAAAAGGCAATGATTGATTTAGATGCCGCAGGCTTTGATATTCGCTTACCTATTCACGATGACGTGAATGCGTTCCTGCCAGACGCAAGTAAAGCTAAAGAAATGGCAGAAGTGATGATCAACGCTGTAAAACTTGAAATTCCCGTGTTGGTCAAGGCGAAGTTGGGCCCTTCTATGGGACAAGTTAAATAGGAGAAGAAAATGTTTAAGAAGCTTCTTTGTCCGTTTGTTGGTTTAATTCTTGGATTGATTCTTGTCGATTATGCACAAGCTGGTCAGCCGCAATGTGGACCGGCGGAAGCAATGGTCGCTCATGAGCAGAACATTGGTGGTAAGCCAACCATCATGGCTCAAGCCGACCCCGATACTTTTATGGTGATCTATACGTCGCCGGGGAAGGAATTTCACGTTTATTTCGTTTCTCGATCTAATAAAATGGCGTGCCTGATGGCAAAAGGCGTGAATTTTACGATCCTCAAAGACGGGGAGGCCCTTCCAATTGGCGGATAATTGGGACCTGCGATTTATTAGCTTAGCTAATCTAGTCGCATCATGGTCTAAGGACCCGTCCACAAAATGTGGTGCGGTGATTGTCGATAGCAATCGCCGCATCATATCAACCGGCTATAACGGATTTGCCCGGGGAGTCGTGGATTCCCCGGAACGATTGAACAATCGTGCTATCAAATATTCCATGGTGCTTCATGCGGAGACGAACGCAATTCTGTTTGGACGAGATGTTCGGGAGTGTGCTATTTATGTATATCCGTTTGCACCTTGCGCACATTGTGCTTCGCAGATCGTGCAAGCGGGTATCTCTATAGTTCATTATCCAATTGGATTGGTTTCTGAGGCGGATTTAGCGAGATGGAAAGAATCACATACTCTAGCCCGGTTGATCCTAAGCGAGGGCGGCGTAAAAATTCAAGAGCATCAAATTATGTAGCTAGAGGCTCGGGTAGTTCCGAGTGCAAAGACCGTCGTTATTTAGTCCGCGAACTTAAAAAAATTCATGCCGTGGCCGTGGAAAGTAACGTTAATCGCGGCACTCCGGATATTAATTACTCGCACGGCTGGATCGAGTTGAAGCGTATTAAAACATATCCCGTGCACGCTGATACAGTTGTACGCATCAAACACTTCACTGGTGCGCAACGCGATTGGCTCTCTCAGCGTGTGCGAGCTGGTGGTCGCGCATATGTATTGCTACATATTGCGTCGGATTGGTTTTTATTCGATGGACTGGACGCGTCAACTGTACTCGGCTCAATTTGCCAGAGGGAATTACATTTCTATTCAATTTGGTCCTCTATGGGAAAATTTGACAAAGAGAGCTTCATTCAGGTAGTATTGCCGCAGCCATGATTAGTGAAACGTCCGTTGAACGTGAGGACCGGCTACGAAAAGCAGCCGATTTTCTACGTAACTATTGTAAATCCGAATTTATCGCCTTAGCTGCGATTAATCCCGACCCGAAAGGACAGTCAGGGGATTACATCGGCGTGTCTGTCAATCCGTCTGACAGCGTTACGATACTGGATTTTTTGTCAGAACATGACGGGCAACGGAATTTATATTTTCACGTCAATCCCGTACGTGACGTTTCGATTAAAAAGGCGTCGCTAAAAGATGTTGCGTCGGTCAATTATTTTCACGTTGACCTGGACCCAAGGTCTGGAGCTGACCTTGCCGAGGAACAGAAACGCATTGCAAAGCTTCTCAGTGAGCTTCCCCGGGACGATATTCCGGCGCCGACCTATATTGTGTTTTCGGGAGGAGGATATCAGGCGTTTTGGCGGTTACAGGAACCGGTTATCCTCAATGGTGAATCGGACGCTCACGAGCTAGGCCTGTATAATCAGCAACTCTCTCTCGTGCTCGGTGCAGTCGATGCGTGCCATTCCGTCGATCATCTTATGCGACTGCCATGGACGGTCAATCTTCCGAATGCCCGTAAGCGGGCGAAGGGTCGTGTAGAAACTATTGCAACGCTGATCAGGGCCGACGAGGAATCGGTCTATCTTCGCGGAGATTTTAAACAGGCAAAGAAGGTAGGGTCCCCTCAATTATTGCCTGAGTCGAACGACGTTGTCAGGTTGGACGGGGCCGTTGTCAAGATCAAGAGTCTAGATCAGCTTGACGAATATAAAGTCTCTCCACGCGTTAAGCAGCTGATTACCGAAGGGCAGGTCGGAGACGAGCTTAAGACCCGCAAAGACACAAGTCGGTCATCGTGGCTTTTCGATTGTGTACTTAGGCTTGTCGAATTTAAAGTCCCCGATCACATAATTTATGGAATCATTACCGACCCAACCTGGAAAATTTCTGAATCGGTCATTGAACGGCCGGACCTGGATAGATACGCCCGTCGGCAGATCAAGCGTGCCCATGATCAGGCGGAAAACCCCCTCCTTCGGGAGATGAATGATCAGTATTGCATCATCACTCATATTACCGGAGCCGGTACTAGAATTGTTTACGAGTTTCTTGATTCCGACGGTACGCTACGTTGGAATTTTATTAGTAAGCAAGATTTTGAGTTGCGTTTTGAGAATACCAAGGTACAGGTAGGAAATAAGTTTGTTCCAGCCGCCAAGTGGTGGCTGAGCCATCGCGAACGAAGACAATATAGGGGTATGGGCTTCTATCCGAAGAAAGAGGAGCCAGCGGATTTCAATATGTGGAAAGGCTTTGCAGTAAAGCCGGTTCGTGGTGATTGCCAGCCATATCTCGATCATGTTCGAAATGTTATCTGTAGTGGTAATTTAGATCATTACAATTACTTGTTGGATTGGCTGGCGAATACCGTACAGAATCCCGATCGTCCCGGGAGGGTTGCCGTTGTGCTTCGAGGCAAGCAAGGCACGGGAAAGGGTGTATTTGTACAGAATTTTGGAGCTTTGTTTGGTACACATTATGTCTATGCGTCCAGTCCTAACCAGATCGTAGGTCAGTTTACAGCGCACTTAAATTATTGTGTGGTGTTATTTGCGGACGAAGCTTTCTTTGCTGGTGACAAAAAGCACGAAAGTAGTTTGAAGGCCTTGATTACTGAGGAGCAGCGAACAAGTGAAGCTAAATTCCAGGATGCTGTAACTGTCCCGAATTATATTCATCTATTGATGGCTTCGAATTCTGATTGGGTCGTACCGGCAGATGCCGAGTCTAGACGGTTTTTTGTTTTGAATGTTTCTGACGACAGAATGCAAGACACTGTATACTTTAATGCACTGCAAAAATTTATGGTCGAACAAGGTGGTAGGGAAGCTTTGTTTGATTTTCTTTTAAGCCGGGATATTTCAAAATTCAATGTTTGGAATTTCCCGAAGACTGAAGCCCTTGTGCAGCAAAAAGAATTGTCCATGCCCGAAGTTGATTCATGGTGGTACGGTGCCTTGTGTGCCGGGAGCTTTGATGATACCGTTCCTTGGTCGAGCGAGGAAACGTTCGCTTCGGTCAACAATCTTTTCCATGAATTCAAGCAAAACTATCGCTACAGCCGAATGGATCGTCGAAGATTTAGTGACCGCATATCGATATTGACAAATTGCGGCGCACCACGCCGTCGGCTTATGTTGACCAGGACCGCACTCGATTCAAGCCCGGTCATGGCGTCCACGCTCGCATTACGTATTGGCTCGCTTCATGCATGTCGCAGGGCCTTCCAGAGAGTGTATCGAGATATCACGTTCCAGGAGATTATTGATGCAGACGCCAATGCAAACACGGACCTTCCATTCTAAGGCGAAGTTCCGTCGCATGCAATTCGAGTTTGCGGACTTGAGAATTCTTCGTGACGCTCTAGGGTTGCTTATCAAACAAACAACGGATCAAGGGTTGTCAGGAGAGGCCATGAAATTGTATAGTGAATTTTCGTCTGTTATTAATTACGTGGAAAAGGAATAAGTATGTTAAGTAAAGAGCATGAGCAGAAGCTTAGAGTTGCATACCCAACTAGTTGGGAGTGTGATTGTGTCGAAGGTTTACTCTCGGCACAAGCTTCTGGACTATTACCTAGAGGAGGTTTCTTTGAGAAATTAGCAGATCAGGTTTTAGATTGGCTAGAGGAAGATGAACCAAAATATCGAACTCCACTTTCTAATGCTCAATTTGCTAAGGTTGAGAAAGAAGGTTTTTAATTTTAATGTACTAATTCACGAGCGCGCCATTGACCATCGCCATACATGGTCACAATGGCGCGCTTTCCATTTCGGTAAATTAGAATATGACTATACGAGTGACTCCGGGGTCCCCGGACATAATCCGGTTCGGCGCACACCCCAGCGTAATAGCAACCATCGACAATGCCGGCGGCGTGGAAATGGCCTATGTTAAGCTTGACGGACAAGGACCTAAATGTATTTGGAGTCCCTTTCGTACCGTTAGTTCCAACATGCCCATGAATGCCACACTCAATGCCTTGGCAAACGGACGACTCATCGGGAGCTAGAAAACGTACTGAGTTTTCAATCTCGACATTTAGATATTCGTTGATTGCCCATTCCAGGGCCATAAATGGCGTGTCGATTTTGATGGCCTGAATCCATGCATACTTAGCTGCGGCATGCAATTCGGCATTGACCATGTCCCCTTCCCGAGGGGAGATGATCCAACGATCCAATGCATCGTCATGATTGGAGTGAACAACCAACGTCTCGGTCCACGGACGCGTCATTTTCGACAAAGCAACCGCCGTGACACGAAGTTCGTTTGTTATGTTGTCTTTCTTTTTTGTATGCAGTTCAAATTGCCTAAAGAAGTTTTTTGAGTCGTGATGGTTTTGTGCGTACATATCATAAAGGTCATGAAGATATTGCCGCTTAGGCTTCAAGGTGTCCAACATACCGTTGGCGCCCCATGCGGATTCAAAAATCTCGGGACGGACTTGTGCGACGTGCACGTCTCCCCAAGTAATACCTGAAATGGCATCTTCATCAAACCCTACTTTACCATTGTCAATTCTTAAACATAGGTCGTACATCACTCCGGCCGCGTCCACGTTGAGTTGCCGGACGAAGTGGCGGCCATAGTGATCGACCTCAACTAGGAGACCGCCGTATGTGTGATGATGTTCGGCAACTAATCCAGCTCGCTTCTGAATGTAATTTTGTTGCGTAACGCACCCCGTCGTATAGTTGTGGCGCGGCTCTTTCCCGGGCATTACAGGGATTGCCTGCATCGATAACCTCGGATGGGGGAAAATACCGCTGACACGACTGCCCGCGTACGTCTCGAACCCCCTGAGAGGACGGGAAGCTGTAGGCTCGATGTTGGCCCGGGCACACCACATTAGACCCGGTGCTAGCATGATATCATTAATGTCTGCATCAGCCGGACAATAACCAATAATCTTTTCATCATACCACAGTTCCGAGCAATCTTCGGCCGTAGGCTCAGACCCGGGCTTTACAGACTTAGCCTTGTATCGAGATTTATTGTACGTAAACTTTGAGACAATTAAAGTGGCGTCGTAGTAGTCGGCAAGAGCTATTAGATTCTTCAAGGTTGGTTCATGAACGTGTGTATTATTTTGCGCAGCGGTCACGATGTAGCGTGCGACGCGACCTCCCGTGGGGAGGGGCATGATAAGCGGCTTGCGGCGCTGCGGAGAGCCCTCCACGATGGGTGCCGGGGGGCCTATGTTGCGCTCCCCGGCCCGGTCTAGGGCTCGGTCTACAGTGCGTCTATGGACCCCTAGGACGCGGGCCGTGGCCCGGATACTGCGATTGTTCTTGTAATATGATCGAACAATCGCTTCAACAGAAAATTTAGAAGGCATAAATTACTGGCCCTTAACAAACCATAATACAATTCCAGCAAAGACACTGACACATACGGAAACTACAGACGCAATGGCAGCAGCAGCCGTCCGGCCTTTAGTCTCTAAAATTGTAATACGGGTATCTAGCATATTGTGACGATCCGAAATTTTATTGATCCGTCCATGAAAGTCATGAGCTTCTAGGGCGGCTTCGATCTTGAGGACCCGGGTACTCACAGTTTGCAAATGGTCATCAACCCGCTCAATCGTTGAGCTGATATTTCTCAGAAGTTCAGTAACTTCAATACTGGGCGGATTGCTATTAGCCATAATTTAAACCCCTATCTGTCCCTTTTTGGTTTACTACATAGCTGTTTCCATTTGGCATTGTGCCGCTTAATATCTTTGATTGAATCAATTGTATCTTTCTTAGACCAGTAAATCGGCTCAAAGACTTGGCAGCTAGTATCAACTACTTTTACATTGGCCCCGACAGATACATCACAACCAATTCCAGTTCCAAGTACTTGAAAGACACAAAAAATTTGTACGCTTTTATTAGTCTCGGCGGAAGCCGTCGTTATCGGGATCGCCGTCATTATCAGCATCAAGGCCCCGAGCAATTTCTTCGAGTTCAGCATTTCGTGCATCCTCAATTCTTTCAGCTTGAATAGCAGCCGACTCAGCTTTCTCTTGAGACCTGCCGGCAGACATTAGGTCCCGCTCCCTAAGCCAATTCATGGCCGTGTTCACGAGACCTAATATCGCCTTGATTAGGCCAAGCCAGGACATGGCTTAGCCAATAGTTTTCGTGGTCGTAATTCTGGCCCAAATGGCAATGACGTTGGCGACAACGGCGCCAATCATGGCCATAGTGTCGGGGAGCATGCCACCAATCGAGGCCGACTGATCAGCCGTCAAAAGTCCAAAAGTAACGGCAAGCGAAAGAACAACTGCCATAATATTCGCCCAAACCGTCTTGGACTCCCACCAATTCTTAGTATCCATTTTTATCTCCTATTTTTATTTTGGAAATTCACTGAAAAAATCTACCATATTGGTAGTCTTAATTCAACTTAGAATCGCTTAAGGCATGCAAAAATGAGCGGTAATACCCGGCAATTAAGTCGTCCTTGTCAGTGCCGTTAATAATTTTCCGGGCGCCTACGGGATTGGACGTGCTCTTGAAATAATCCGTAAGCTTTTTCCCGGTAAAGCTACCATGCCTCATTCCGTAAAACATGATTTTTGCAGCATATTCAGGGTCCATTACCTTCTCGGGATTGGTTGCAAAATCAGTCCCAAATACTTTATCCATCTTCACATAATTGTCATAATGGGTAAGTTGTACATATCCCCGACCGTAATAGACCTTACCAGTCACCGGATGGGGGCGGCCATACGCCCTACCTCGGCCTCGGCCATATTCGGCAATAGGTTGCATTGTGTGAGCCGTCTCATGCCACGTCGTAGCGAGGGCATAGGCAAGCTCTTGAATCGTGTAAGACAGCTCCTCGTGGTAGTCGTGATTGACCAGCGTATTAAAGCCATCGACCTGATCTTGTGACAGGCGATTTACAAGATACTTGCGAATAGACGAGAAAAATATATCCATTTTGTATTTCATTTTAATCTCCTAAATCATGACCTTCTAGTTCGGCATGTTTTCTTTCAAGTCGTGCTTTATGACGATTCATTTCTTCATAATTCCCACCGATGAAATCATTCGCTTCGCATATACAACACGTAAATTCCCAGCACGTTTCGTCGATAGCCCTCCAATCCCAATCTGGGCATAGATGGGTGTACTTGCCTTTAAGACCTCTAAATGGCAAAGACATTCGAACCGTCCATTGTATAGGCCGCCCGGGAGCCGTTGGCTAACGTAGGAGCTGTAACCGATTGGCCGCCAGTCTTTTGAATTGTGAGCGTCTGTCCGGTGTTATTATAGACGTGAAAGAAGCCACGTTTGATCGCTGGCACGTTGACCGTGCCGGCGGCGTCGATACCACCATTCGTGAAGGTAAAGTGTATGGCTGCCCGGAACTGTGCCGCAGTCATGTTGAACACGTCGCCGCTATCGATTGCATGTGATGCAACCTCGGTAAGCGCCGCATCGATAGCATTCAATGAAGAATTGATAGTAAGATATTTGTTTGCCTGATTTTCGGCAAGTGTCGCAAGGTCTAGGTTTGCAGTAGCCATTAGACATTAAGCTCCAATAAGTTAGAGTAGCCTCTATCGATCGTAGCATTATCACTAATCTGATATGCTCGAAGGTAAAGCGGAGTTGGAGTCGAGGCAAAATCCAACGCCTGATTTACAGCCGTGTACGTAAATTCCGGACTGGTCAAAGCCGTAAAGGTCCGCAATACGGTTGTGGTGTCCGTATCAATAATTTCCACTTCAAACTCAACCGTATCCTCATCATATGGAAACGACGCAATCGCCTCATTTTCCGGCAAATCGTAAGAACCTCGATTTCGAGGACAAAAACGAATTACCATATCGGAACCCCAAGTTCCGGAATAAATGTATGGGAAAACCGGAGCGTAGGGTTTGAGGCTATTGCCTACCACGTCAACCGCGGCCGTCGCACCTTCGTCTACAGCTTCGCCAATACCTACAGCAACGATATTAACCGTATCGCCTAATTCGCTTGTGGCATTGACGCTGAGGAAATTAGGTCGTGTCACCAGCACCATTTCCTCACCGGCTTCCCATGTTCTGGTGAGATATTCGGTTCCGCGCAAACCTCTGATTATTCCTGTAAGAGTATAAGTCCCATCAGAATTATCAAGTACGTCGCGAAACTGAATATACTCGTATCCGTCACTGATGTTTCCAACCAACGCCAGATTTTTCCCTTCCAAAAGGTCGTTGGCAGAAATCGAGACAAGATCAGTAGCATTGCCCGTATAAATCGATACATCAAACGATACCTCGCTAATAGTCCAAGTCGGGCCATTAGTCAACTCAGACTCCAGAATCAAGCGGAGCGGTTGATAGGCACCAGACGTGAAGCCTTGAAAAATAAGATCATTATTTTTTTCATAATAGAAATTGCCACCGTCCCAAGATGCCTTGATCTTTGGGACCGAAGCGGCCAAAATCTCAACATTGTCAGCTGAGACTTTCTCAGGCCGCGGCACGTCATAAGCAAGCGGAATCGCTTCTGTCTGCCCCGCAATCCCTGGATCGGAGAAGATGCCGGCCGACGCCTCGAAAGGAAACTCGTAATCTTCCTCGGTCTCTAATTGCGTGGCCGTGATTTTATTCTGGAAATCAAGTGTCAGCTCAGTATCACGAATTTTCCAGACTTCCTCTTGAACGGAGCCGTCCGCAAAAGTGATAGCAAGGCCGACAATATCGCCCGGTTCAATGTAAACGTATTGACGCGGTAAAACGAATTCGATGGCCGTCTGCTCCTCCCAAAGCTGATAGAGGATGCGAGCGGCCAACGTCCTCGCCCGGGCACTGTTGAGGACCAGGGGGAGGGTGTAGTCTACAGGCTCAGTCGCGGCAGTCGTACGGCCCGGAAAGGTCCCCCGGCTCGCGTGCTGACTTGTGAGGGCATAGCCTATGTCCGGGTCGTAATACTGCACTGTTACCCGTTGAGGCAAATCCTTAGAGTTTTGGCGAGTCTCACGGGTGACTAGAGTATTGTCTATCGGAATGAAATTGTCACTAGATAAATCTGCATCTGTAGTCAATCCAGACGTACGATCTTTCTTGACAAATTTAATAAGCCCATCCGAATTGATGATATCTACATTATATGCGTCAGCAATAAGCTTGACCTCATCCCAGACGTTCGTGGCATTAACCCAAAATCCCCCGAGAATTTTTGAGGTATCGTCAGCCGGAAGGTTCGATACGTCAATCTGCCCATCGTCGAATCCCGCATACATTAGTAGCCAGCGGAAGACATTCGACAGTGCGACACCCGTGCCGTCAGTGAGATACCCAAAATTCGGCCAGACAATTCCCGGTCCAGGGCAAGCTGGGGCGACACCGGCAATGGCCGGAACCACAAATGCCTGCCGACGGGAATTCCAGAACGCGCCGTTGGCAATCGTGGCCGTTTGTTCAGTTGCCGACGTATCGGCAACATGGATTAATTGATTAAGGGTTAGGTCCGATTCCTCAATATCTGGAAGATTTAAATTGATAAATTCGTTTTCATCAAATTGAAGGAATAAACTTCCTCCGGAAATATCCGATCCACGGAAAAATCTTTCATGCGGAACAATATCAGCCGTGAGGATAATATCGAAACTGTTGGTATCATTTAACAAATCATATACGTGAATGTTTTCATCGTCAGTATGATAAAGGATGATTATTTTTCCCGAAGCAGCATCGTATATTCCCGAACGGCCGTTAGCGGTAAGGGAGGCCGAATACTGTTTAACGAACGAGAGCTGAACCAATCCAGAACTATTTGCGGAGGAAGCATCTTTATTAATGCGTACCTTATAAAGGTCCCCTTCGGTAATAACATACAATACACCCCAGCCCGCAAGCCGCTCCTCATCAGAGTAGAAGATGCCCGTGACTCTTTTATCGAACGTGTGGTGCCAGACATAGGATAATCCTCCAGTCGAGGCGTTGACTTTTAAAATCCCCAACCATTTAGCGCTAGCCGCCGCTAAATCCTGATCAGGAGCCGCAGCCAGGAACAGACCCTCAGTCGAGGTGCCGGCCGCATGGACGAATTCGAGTCTATCAACCGCCCCCGCTCTTGTCGAGGTGAACGTCACGTCTCCGGAGGAGCCCGAGTAGAAGCCCGATCCAATCTTGAGGGTCAATGGATTGACAATATGAATGGCTCGATTCTCATTCTGTGCAGTGTCACCCGTAGCCAGGGCTACGAGGCCCGTCTCTTTATCCGCAACCAATACATGGTCAATTACATCCGGGCCGACAGCATAGGAGCCTTTCAGAGTTTTAGTCGCCTTTTGCTTTAGTGTTGAATAATCGAACGTCTGAATGGTCGATCCGTCTGCATTGAAATAGTGTAGAAGGTCGGTACCGGAATCCCATACGATTCGAGCCGCATCAACCCCGGGATGAGAGGTTGAGGAAGCATTGTCGTAAAGGTCGTGATTCGTGTAGTTATCTGCCAAGAGAGCTTCCACAATGGGGGCTTCGGTCAGCTTAAACTTATCCATATTAAGATTGTTGACGACGCAATAAAGCATATTCCTGTAAGGAACTGCATTATTCGCACCGACGTAACGTTCGATAATCTTGTTGGGCTTTTGGTTAGCTTTACCGGCATACCATCTAATTTCCATAACTGGTTTCGTGGAATTGCGTCGGCTGCTAGCCGACCCGATAGTCGTCAATGCACCATCTGCATACGTTGAAATGGTATCGGACGACAGAACGGAATAAACCTTTTTCCCGTTGAAGTAGAGGGAGATAAGTTTAATCTCATCAATCTCGGAAGCCGGGACCAGTGAATATCCAAATGAAATCGCCATGTCGCAAAAGCGCGTACCACTGATCACGCGGACGGGCGAAGTCCAAATAATTTGTCCCGGAACCTTGCGGCGACCGAATCCGACCGGAATCGGCTGGCCCCAGTAATTGTTGGTCAGAGCCGGAGAGGCTTGCGTCACATCCCTAGTAGGACGTGGCTTCGGAGGGCGTGGCCGGGAGCGGTGCGAGCAATAGCCCGGGGGAGCGGTGACTTTAGCAGCCATCAGGGAAGCCCTCCATAGGGGTCACAAGGCCGCTTGGAGCGACGATTGGGGGGATTGGGGCGAGGCGTGGGCCGTGTAGGCAACACGTCACTGGGAGGCAAGTAGGGCTCACCCCGGAAGTTCAAGAGGTTGTCGAAGGTGTCCCGGCAGGCCTTCACCGTCTTAGGACAGCCCTGATAGAGATAGCCGGTATCTCCGGCAACGATGGTGTAAGGTGTACGGGTCCAAAGACGAGTTAGTCCATTCGTCTGAGTGTACCGGCGAATGTCAAAAAACAATCCGGCATTAAATCCCGTAGTCCATTCCACAATACCATCCGTCCAATAATTGTTGGCTTCAACGGCATCGGTTCCAAACTTGAATTGAGTAGGAGCCGGAGTGCCTTGAACGGTAAAATCAAAGCGGGTGGAATTAATATTGAACTGACACAAACTATCCCCTAGTTCGTTACGACACGATGGGGAATAAACCTCACCAGCCAGGGGGCGTGTCTTACTAGTATCACCGTCAACCTGGATAGTGATGAACCCATCCGTACCGACACTAACCTCAGTCGTGTATCCTGCAAAGGCGATCATGTACCCGGCCGTTGGGCTCGACCAATCAATGAAATCAACTTCTACATAAATGTCGTCATATTCGCCGGCTTCGATATCAGCCCGGGTTACGCCGTTCACATGCTCTTGAACAATGAGTTCTACATTTTGTGACAGATCGTGTGCAGAGTTTCGAATATTGCTAAGGGTCAGGCCACCGGCAGCAAGATAGGTGTTCGCCCCATCCGACACGTCCCGGTCAGACGAAGTGAGGTAAAGTGGCGGTTTGGTTTTAAGTTCCAAATAAACGATATGGCAGAGATTAGCACTCTCTGCATTCAATATCGTTTGAAACGTGCCGGTGACTGTCCGCATTAATTACCCTTTAATTCAATAATTTCCAGGGACTCAATACTAAATACACCATCCCTATAAGTCGTAATCGAAAGTGCATCTTGATTAAACCGAACCGGAACGTCAAATTCACACGTAACTTTAACCGTATGAGTATTGGTCACGGGAGATGAAAAAGCAATGAGACCTAAATTTTCCGTGTAGCCCGAGACTTGCAGTACATCGTTAACGTACACCGAAAGCGTGCCAGTAACAATCCGTGTGATCACCCGGGAGAAGGTTGAGGAGCCCGACGTGTACTTTTTTACCACCTGGAAATCGGTTTCACTGCCATCCCCGGTTCCAATTAATTGTGGACCGGTAATAGTAAAATCTGACCAATCTTTAAACCGGAAGCCGTGCAACTGTCCCATACGAGCGTAATAGAAATCAATTACATCCTGGATATTCGAATCCGGGGCTGACGAATCCTGAATGCCGTAAGCCAGTTGCCAGATGCCACGCTGCGATTGCCAAAGTGCGTTACGCTGCTCCTCCCCTGAGGATAGAGTCGAAATGTTCGTGAAGAATTGAGGGCCGCCCGAAGCGCCCTGCTCAATTTCTTCCGGAAGACGTACATCGTGAAAAGCCATAATTATCCACCTAAGTTTGCAAGAAACTTCATGTTCAATTGTGATTGATTTTGAGCAAAGGAATTAGCGTCCGGAGTAACAATGGTAACATTGTTATTCACAGTCTTAGATTTATTTTCCTTCTCTTTCTTAGCTGCGGCAGCTGCCTTTTCCTTAGCCGCCTTGTCCGCATTCTCCCGGGCCAGCTGGTCCGTAAGCTGACTGACGTAGGCAGCAGCCGCATTTTGTAGGCTGGTACCAGCATCGCGGGACGTGCTTCCGGAGCCGGGGAGGGATGCGGCTAAGGCGTTAGCTAGGCCAAGGTCACTTTGTAGCGATTGGTAAGCCCCAAGCCGAGTGGCCGTATCGGTCGAGCCGCTACCAGCAAGGAAGCTAGCCACCTCTTTGAGGCTCGCATCGGTAGGTTTAAAGGTGATGTTGGTTCCGTACGTGCCGACGCCAGCTGCCTTGACTTCCAGGCCTTCAGGGGCACTAAATGTTCCACCTGAGGTTTTACCAAATTCGGTCGTGAGGAAGCTGCCGTCAAAGCCCTTCTCATTGTACGATCCCCGGGCATCAGCTAGCCCCTTCATCGCGTAACTGGCTTCATAAATTGAGGAGGAAAAATCGCGCATGTTGACGGTCGCGCCGGCAATTGCCGTGCCCGCCGAGACAGCTCCGGACGAAATTTCGCTAAATGAAGATCGCCCAACGTTGCCTGCATAGTAGACGGAATTACTAAATTTATCGACTTCTGTTTTGCTTTGTTTGAAACTGTCAGCACTGTTATCTGATTCGGAATTAAATAGTTTCATTTCCTCAGTAATCTTAGGCGTTTCTCGCTTTACGAGTCCAAAAAGAGTAATTACATTATCTATAAGTTTATAAATAACAACTATAACTCTATCTAAAACAAATTTGACGGCTTCTGCCGCCTTTTCAAAAGAGTCAAAAAATCCAAGCCAACTTAATAATTGAGCAGCACCGCTAGCTAACGAATCCCGAAAATTGACAATAGCGGCAACAATACCGAGCACATATCCTGCAAGTCTCAGTAAAGGACTGGCTAAAACTGCACTGTTTAAAAACGTCTGGGCAAAGGCAGTTTGACGAATAATAGTTGCCAATGCAGCAAAACCGGCATAAACAGCGCCAAGGAGAATTGGAGCAAGTGCCGCAACAAAAAGTGTAATGTTATTAGCAACAAATGCAATGATCGCCGCAAATGCACTGAAAATACCATTAGCTTCGTTAATGTTAAAGACAGTGTAACTAATGGCGTTTTGAAGCATTGTGAACGACTGGCCAATAGTTGGGATTGTATTTCTGTATGCCGCGTCAATTTCATCGGCAGAATTTTTAAAGGCCTCGTAAATTTGATCAGCCGTAATCAAGCCCTGTTCGCCCATGACACGAAGCTGACCGGCCGTAACACCGAATTCTTTTGCGATAATTGCAGCCACACCCGGCAGCTGCTCAATGACCGACCGCAGCTCATCGCCTCGAAGCGTGCCGGCCGCCAGACCTTGAGAAAGCTGGATTAGGGCATTGCTCGCCTCAACCGAACTGGCGCCGGAAAGCGTGACAGCTTTCGACAACAGCTCGACAAAGCGCAGAGCCTCACCATGGGCTAGACCCATGGACTTTGTCGCTAGTCGAAGTCGCGTGTAGACTTGGCCCAAACCTTCGAACGACGTACGGGTCGTTTGCGCGGTACGGTATAAATCACCGATGATAGCGTTAGTGCTTTCCCCTGCTCCAATGACGGTACCTAAGCGGTTTTTCAACAGGGTCATGGAGTCTGACAAAGCGGCAATTTGCTGTACAGCGAAGCCTAAAGCCAGAAGATCAAATGTCCGTCGGAAAGCCGATTCAAGTCGAGTTGCCCCCTGACCCAATTTCTTAATATTGTTATTTGCTTTATCTGTTTTATCTGCAACACCCTTCATCCGAGCTTCCACAATCGAAAGCCCGGAGATAGCGCCGGCCGCGTTGGTATGGATATTAATTCTATACGTTGGCATTCCGGTCGCGCGCCTTCTTTTTTAATTCTTCTTTTTCTTTTGTGCTACGTTCTGACTTGTTATGCTGCCAGAATAGAACATCAAGCTCAATAATTATTTCCTTGAATACTTGCGAAAATACCGGGTCGAATTCATGCAAAGTTGAATAGTCGGCAATATCGCGCCAACTAATTAATTTACCATCAACCCGACCGTTAGACAATTCGAAAAATGACACTAGAAGCCATTCTTCGAATTGATCTAACTCGGGTTTATCTAAATACCACTGAGGTAGTGGACGGTTTTTTGCGATTGCAGCCTGAACGGAAAATCCGTTCTTTTCATACTTAATCTCCCATAGCAATCGCTTTAGGAGTTTTTTCCTAGGCCCTCAGTGTCGATGGGTGTAGCCAGGAAATTCGACGGCTCGGTTGCGAACGTCCGAAGCTCATCGAACAGCCAATCCGGAAGCTGATTGAGGAAATCTAGGCAGGCTTCCGGAGTGAAAAGAGCTATGCCGTTCTCATCCTCAACACCGTCCCATCCCTTAACAACATGCTTGGCATAAATCCTCCGATCACTATCCCGGGTCTCATCGAGAACCCCGGAATTCACAACCTTCTTTCGCGACCCATCTTGCTTGAAAGTCAGGATTTGTGCATTGAAGAATGCCTTATTGGCCTGAGTAGCAGGCATAAGATAAAGGAAAATCTTCTCGTCAATATACGGAATACGGTACGCAACGGTGCCGCTGGACAAAGCGTATTTGTCCGAAATTTTAAATTTAGGCATGATCTATCCTTTAAGGAACAACGGGGAACACACTCACCGAAAGAGAAGTGCCTAGCGTGGCATCCTGGAAGGCTAACGCCGACACTTCCATTTGCACCGCCTCATTGATCGGGAAATTCAGATTTCCGCCACCAATCGTCATGGAGGGGATATCGAACCACATTCGGCCGTCCGAATTATCCACCGCCCAATCCATGGCAACAGTCGTATTTTCCCGCATCGCATCAACCACTGCACCTTCGGTAAACAACGCTGTAGCAGAGATATCAACTTCAAACAAGCCCGTGTTCATGTAAACAGCACCGAGAGTGCCGATGATTTTATCCGCCGAGACATTATTCTTCAAGGTAATTTCGACAGACTTAAAATCCGTCATCAGGCCCGTTTCATCAACGTTCATGATCCGCAGTCGGGCAATGTCGGACGAAGTGCCCACGGCCTCGGTCATCGTCGGGTTGAGAGCCGAAGATGCGTTAGTTTTACGCGACGTAGTGGGGTTTTCCGTGTCCGTACCAATAAAGCTGTAATCAATCGTGGCCTTGTTGACCAGCGGAAGATTAATGGTCATCTCATCGCAATAATTACCCTTGGCATACATATATTCGTCCGTACCGACGCTATCCAGGTCAGGAAGTGCCATCTCGAATTGGAAGCTACGGTTGATGTAATTGGCATGATCCGTGGCCACGTTTCGAATAAAACGACCAAAGAGCAAATCCACCGTGTCGCCCGAACCGTTGTCCGTGGCCAGCGTGCCCGAAAGACGGTCAAGGGTCATGGACGTAGCGGACAGAGCCGTAATGCGGCCATAGCCCACGCCAGCCGAGAATTGGTTAGAGCCGGTCAGACCGCCGACATGAATATACTGACCGACCGTCAGGCCAAGCGTCGAAAAATCGAGGCCCGAGGTAACGGCGTTGTTGCCGTTCGTCAGGGTTGCGATACCACCCGAAACAGTAATGGCCAGATCACCAGTCTTACCGCGTACGCCGCAAAGCTCGATCACTGCATTCGAGGGAGGAGTTTCATCGACAAGGCCCGTGTCGGTCACGCCAACGGCCGTGCCGGAAGTAGCTGGATCGTGATCCAACACCTTCAGGCCATTATTCGCTGCGTTCGAAAATCCCCGGGCATAAACCAGAGTGGCCAAGCCACCCGACTCCCATTGAAGCTTTCCAGCTTGCGTCGAGCTAAGAGCTGCAACGTCATATTCATTGTCTGTACCGTCAACGTTGGTAACGGGAATGATCATTTCACTATTGACGGCACTGGCGAACCAGAATCCTTCGGCAAAATTCACAAACTCAGAAATAGTCAGGTCCGTAGCAAATTCGACGCCCGAATCCAGGTCAACCACGGCTCCTTTCCGGCGCTGCCGATTCTTAGAAATCGGAGCCCGGGCAACTGTTTTAATCTCAGCTCCGAACTTACCAATTTCATTCGGCTCGGCGAGGTACCACGTAGGCGAACCCGGGAGGGTCGCGAGAGAGCTTTCAATGGTGTAAGCAAGCGAAATCTCATTAGTAGAAACTCGGGACATTTTTTATCCTCCAGTTATTTAATCTCATCAAACTCATAATCAAACTGCACCACCATTGAATGCGATGCACCGTCAGTCTCACCGTCACGAATAGATGCGTTATAAATACGCACCCGGACTCCATTAAATTCTCCGATGCCTTCGAACAAATCTTTTAGTTCGTCAGCCCGTAATTCAAGCGTTTTCATGCCTTCATTGGTAGGTCCCCATAATTCGGCACGAACAATTCCATAATGAGTATAACGTCTATTTCCAGGTTTGCCAAGGCTTGTTTGTTCAGAATGCAAATTCCTTACGCGGAAATGCAACCATTCCCGGTTAGTTGGCTTGTTCTGTATTTCATTGTCAAAATAGAATTCGGTCGCGGTCCATTCGTCGTCAATAACTTTTAGGAGTGCTTCCCGAACCTCATTATAAGTTGGCATTATTTCTTACTTCCTTTGGGTGCTTCGGCTAGACCCTTGGCGATAGCTGCCTCCACGAACCCGGGCCTAGCTTTGCGACTATATCCAGCATTTAATTTATCAATATAATCCACATTATTTGATATGTAAATATCGCCGCTTTTACTGCGATATCGACCCAATCGAGCCCGGGACGCACTTTGGTAGGTCCTGTTGACGTTTTTGGGCGACCCAACTACACCTGTATAAGGGGTCCCTACTGACGCAATCCAGTTGGAAGCCGCATGCCCAGTAAGCTTGGGAGTATCCTCAATTAAATTATTGAGGATATTTATATGTGTCCTACCAATGTCCTTGTCAACTAGGTCCGTAAGTTCCTTCATGAACGGGGCCGGTTTCGTGTGTATCACCATCCGGAATCTCTTGTGCTCCCTCTAATTTTTCCATTAATTTTGCTGCATCTTTTACAGACCTAAGACCTGCATGTTTTACACCATTGTCAATAAGCCCGGCAAGAATCGACATTTCATCTTGTGTCAAAATAACTGCATATCGCATTTTATGATCCATTGTTTCCACGTCCGATTTCACACCACACACTATTAGCTGATTGATAAACCAGCATAATATAATCGATCGTACTGTCCATTGTATAATCAGCAGCACCATCAAGCCGAATATTACCACCTCCTGCATGTTTTACAACAATGTCACGAGCACCGTTTGCGGGTCTTAACAATAAAATAATTCCGTCGCTACCGCCGTTGATTGTAAATAAATTATCACTTGCCGCCGCACCTTCTGTGTCTACAGCGTGACTTGAACCAGTTACAGTAATAGCATCAGACGCTAAGGTAAGTGTAGATGCAACTGGAAGAATCAATTGATTTAAATTAACAAATCCAGAAAAATACGCATTTTTTACTCTGACGCCAGTACTTCCGATATTATATGTATCATTGGCAAAAGGCACGAAATGCCCGGATGTATCGACTTCCCAACGGGACGTTCCATCGACTTCAAATGTAAATGCTCTAGCCGAACCAGTACCGCCTTTTTCAGTACCGATTTTAAAGCGAGTTCCAGATGCTCTAAAATAAAAACGTTCGTAATTTGTGCCGTCAGTAGTATTATAAATCAAAAGACTTTGATTATTAGTTCCATTCTCAATTGCTAATGAATTAGCAGCAGCTCGCTTAAAAAAAGTGTCGGGAGAATTAGCGTCAGATGATGCAAAACCTAAGGAAATAATTCCTACTTCACCATCTTTCTTGACTCGAAACTTTGAAGTACCGCCAACAAGCAAGTTCAATAACCGCGAACCGGACGCGGAAGTTGTGTCGGTCACATTCATTTTAATAGCGTCAAACGTCGCGGAACCATTGTTCCAGGTATCCGCTAAATTATAAATATTCTGTGTTCTCATTTATCTATTTCTTTCGACCAACTAAAACGGCTCCATTACGTGATTTAATCGCATAACCTCCGCGTCCTAAAATTACTCCAAATGGAAATTTAGTTATTGTGTCTAACACAATTCGTATTGCTCGGCTCATTAATCTCTCACACAAGCCATTTGCATAATAAAGCTAGACGTACCAATAGTTGGGCTATTTCTAATAGTCAAAACAGCGTACATAGTTGTTGAAACCAAACTATATGGGATAGACAAATTCAGGCATTGATACAATGTCATACCGCCTAAATCAATTTTACGATCAGGGACAATTACACTGATTAGTTTATCAACATCCGCATTAACAATTACAAGTGCTGAACTGTCCGTAATTGTTGAACCAGTTGGATCATCTCTAAATAACCAAATTTCAAAATCTTCTGGATTGGCAGTACAAGAGCCTCGGTAAATTAACTCAATTCCAGTAATAATACCACCTTCACCGGTAGCTCGATTGAGAGATGAAATAGTACGCTTACCCCCAAGGCTGTCACCGTCAACATAGGAGCCCGTCGTCGTTCCGAAAAATGTACCGGTAGCAGAGGTACATTTGCCACCGTCAATATACAATTCACCGCGGGCATTGGTAGTAAAAGCGGTATAGTCACCAGACGAACCAGCAGTAGAGAGTTTCGTATCCTGACGCGTTGCGAGAACAAACGCACCAGAATGACCACTAGAATGGGCTAAATCCTCAACTTGCACAATGTTGTCAATGAGCTGTAGGGCCGTAATAGCGGCGTCATCAGTCGCAATTGTCACACGTTGAGTTGTAACTCCAACAGTTCCCGTGTTGGCTGCAACACCAGCCTGACCAACAATCAGGTTTACTTTTGCTCGATCACTTTCATCCCAATCGTCCATGATTTGGACGGACGTAACAACCGGATCATCGGAAGCTAACGTGACGCGGGGCGTGGCCGCCGTGACGGCGCCAGCACCGGCCGTGATGCCGGCTTGACCAACAATAATATTGACCTTAGCTCGATCCGACTCATCCCAATCATCCATGATTTGGGCAGATGTTACAAGCGGATCGTCAGACGCCAAAGTAACGCGTGGGGTATTGGTACCTACGATGCCAGCACCGGCCGTAATACCAACTTGACCAGCAATCAGATTGACTTTCGCACGATCGCTTTCATCCCAATCATCCATAATTTGGACGGCGGTCTTAATGGCCGTCAGATCGGTCGCAACAGTATCGTCCGTAGCGATCGTAACACGTTGAGTCGTGGCACCGATAATGCCGGCGCCTCCCGCGACACCCGCTTGACCAGCAATGGGGTTGACCTTCGCACGATCACTTTCATCCCAATCATCAATGATTTGGGCAGCTGTCCGGATGGCGGTTAGATCAGTTGCAACAGTGTCATCCGTAGCGATCGTCACGCGTTGAGTCGTGGTACCAATAATACCAGAGCCAGCAGCAACGCCAGCTTGGCCAACAATAATGTTGACCTTCGCACGATCACTTTCATCCCAATCGTCCATGACCTGCACAGACGTAACAACTGGATCATCGGAAGCTAAAGTGACACGAGGCGTGGCCACCGTGACGGCACCCGCACCGGCCGCGATACCAGCTTGGCCAGCAATGATGTTGACTTTCGCTCGATCCGATTCATCCCAATCGTCCAATACGTCTAATGATGCTGCAATGTTATTTGAATTAACAGCCGTAACAGCAATATTAGTATTCATATTGCTTAAATAGCCAGACGTAATAATATCGCTCGCCACAAGGGCAGCGGTATCCGTAGCAATATTATTTAAGTGGATATTTGCGGTCGCAGTATTGGTATCGATGTTTCCGAGGGAATCAACTGCCGGATCATCACTTGCCAGTGTCACCCGGGGAGTGGTGGTATCAACGACTCCTGCACCGGCCGCAATGCCCGCTTGGCCTACAATCAGGTTGACTTTGGCCCGGTCGCTTTGGTCCCAATCGTCCATGATTTGGACGGCGGTCTTAATGGCTGCAAGATCGGTCGCAACCGTATCGTCCGTGGCCACAGTGACGCGAAGTGTACCAGCACCGACGGTACCCGTATTACCGTCCACACCAGCACTTCCGGCAATGATGTTGACCTTAGCCCGGTCCGATTCGTCCCAATCCCCGAGTGCAGCCAGGGCCGTGGACACCGGGTCATCCGACGCCACCGTAATACGCTGCACACCGGAGCCTACAGCGCCAGTACCGCCAACGGCATCAACTGCCGTGCCATCGGCGCCTAGTGCTATTTTAATCCTCTGATACAATGCACCGCCGACCTCATCACCTGCAATGGTGCGGCCTGTACCGGGAGTAATGTCAATATTGTCTGCCATTGTTTACCCCCTTAGCTGGAATAAGTTAAAGCAAGTAATAGCCCCATAGGCCGACCAGCCATGCCACTAGGAGGCGTGACGGTGTAGTCATAACGTGGCTGCCAAATAGATAGTGTAGGAAAAGGCAAACTGATAAACATCTTAGCCTCTTACCTCCCAAATGTTCTGTGCCGTACCAGACGTTTGCACCGATGCAAATCTTCCTGGAAGAAAACCTACCGGGACAGGTAGTGCAGAAATTACATGACCATTACGCATAGTTACATTTAAAGTACCGGCAGTTCCAATCAACAAGCCAATGCATTTATCCGTGCAATTATATGTGGAAGCTGGCGTACCAGCCACTAATAAAGCAAAGTCATCGGCCACTTCCCGGTTATGTCTAAGAACCGAGAGATTGAAATTATTCGGCGCCATTAAAGGATAGCCCAAATATTCTGAGCCGTACCGCCCGTAACTTGTGCAAATCGACCCGGCATAATTCCGGCAGGGACAGGAATACCAGTCCTCGCCTCACCGTTAAGCATAACTACATCAAGCGTACCGGCTACACCAACCAGTACGCCGCGAGTGCGGTCCGGGCAGTCATACGGACCGGACGAAGGGGCGCCCGAGGCAAGCTGCACAAAATCACCCGGGATGGTAATTTCACGATCATATGACATTATACAATCTCCTCATCAATACGCTGAGTTTTATCGCGCCGCAATTTTCGGTCGCGCTTAGTTTCGTGTGGATTATGGTAAGGTCTATCGCGGAAATAAGCAAGCTCTATGTATCTGGAATCCCATAGACGCTTTAATCTTTGGCCAGACCAATGGTCTTTGTTAACAATATCTCCGGCTTTAACATTCATTGGGCCATCCGGAGTGTCAATCCTCATTGTCCGGCGATAAATAAAATCTTCATTTCCATTAAAGCGTTGCCGCCAGTGACGGGAAGTCATGTAAATACAACCTCATAAAAAATAGGGGAGCGGATTACAAGGCCCGCTCCCCCAAGTTGGCCCATTATTGGGCTCTTTTTATACCACGATTACCAGGGATTACGCAACAATAGTATCCCAGAAATACCCCAAGTCGGCCGCAACCAGCTTCATATCAAACGCCATCTCAATCTCAACTCGGTTAGAGCGGAGGTTGTCCATACGATAGCGGAAGATACGCGAGCCGACCTCGGTCATGCCAGTCAGACCAGTCCAGCTAAAAGTATATCCAGCCGAAGGAGTCATCAGGCCCGGGGATGCCGGAGCATAGGCGAGAAGCGCCTTCTTGCCGCCGATAAACGAGTGAGAATTGGCCGCACCTTCCTTGGCGGTATTCTCAATCGCATTCATAACAAGAATGTCCTCAACCTCGAAAAGCGAAGCCAGGGACGCTTTGTTGGCCTTGGCCGGACCCGAAGTCTGGCCACGATCCAGCCGAGCGACAATGTCCGGGTGGTCCACCAGCTTGTCATAGACCGCGCGGCCTAAGACCAGCTTGTTGGGCTCGAAACCAGTGCTTTCGAGCACGGTCCTCTTGGCCGTACGTACATCCTCAATGGGGGTCGAGGACGCATTATCCCATTGCAGAACTTGGCCGGCACCCGGAGAGCTGGCCACGCCGTCAACGTCGTTGGTCCAAATCGAACCAGCGAAATAGGTCGAGGCCCATTCCTTCTCGCGCCGCAGAAGTCCCTTGAGAGTCAGGAACTCGGCACGCTCACGCTCAAGATTGAGGGGATTATCCGAATTAGCGGCAACCTGATCATCAATGTTAGCGTGCAGGGACCACACGTCGCAGAAATAAGTCGGCGAGCTATCAATCGCGTAGTTCGTACCAGCCGACTCAGTGCCGGGTGCGCGAATCTTCATCTCATCGCGATTAAAATACCCGCGATCATAGGTGAAGTAACGGTCCGACTGCTTCGAAACCGGCACAACCGGGAAGGCCGAAGCGGCAACAAAGTTACTGGCGCTCTGAATGTACGCCAGCGAAATGTTGGTCAGCGGTCGATTAACGTGAACGTCCGCCCGCGACGGCTGAATAGTTTTACGAATTTGCATCTTATATCTCCTTTTTATTTTATTACATTCACGTAATCGACTGTATGCTAACTGTTAGGGAACAAGACCATGATAACCAACAAAGTGCATGGCAATAATGTCACCCACCGAACCAGTCTCAAGAGCGTAACCAACAATTACGTCGTTAGACGCATTCGCCAGATAAGCCGCACCGTCAGTCTCCGAGCTATTGCCGCCAACCCGGAGAGCGGAGCCCACCGTCACGACAGCCTCACCGAGAAGAATTTTCACAATGCCGCCGTCAGGCACAACCATCGAGCTGTACTTGACGCCATCAGACTGAGTGTCCACCGCCTCCTGAAGCACGCCACGAGCGGCGGCACCGTTGGCCCCGGGCACATGGGTAATCACACGGTCCGCCGTGCTATCCCAGATGCAGAATCGATTGACGAGAGCAGCAGCCGTAGACGAGCTGACGTTCACCTTGACACTAACTGCCCTGCAATTGTCGTACATAGCCATAGTTATATCTCCTTTTTACTTTTTGTATCCAATTTTACTCACCGACAATCTGCTTATACAGAGCAGCACCGCGAGCCGTCTTAAGAACAGCAGTCATGGCGCTAGCCTCAGAGAGCTTGTGAGCAAGGGCGTATTCCTTAGTCAGCTTGTCAAGCTCATCAGTAGCGTTCGCCTGCTTGCTCAAGGCATCGGCAGAATCGGCAATCGAGAACTTACGGAAAGCATCGTCATTATTGTCCGCCAGTGACTTGAGCAGGGCCAGGGCCGCCTTACGCTCGCTGGCATCAGCAATGCCGTCCACGGCCTTCGCCAGAGTCTTGTGCACCTTGGCCTCACCCGGGAGATGGGTGAAATCCTTGGCAATGGCATCAACGCGCGCCTCATCGGCAAGCTCCTGCGAAGCCTTCAAGGCCGCGCGATCAACGTCACGATCCTTGGCCATCTTGACCAGACGCGGATCATCCGAGGCCCGGAACTTGGAGCCATCAGCCGCCTCATAGACAATCGGGTCCTTGTCCTTGGCCTTGGCAATCGCAGCATCGCGACCCTTGTCATCAAGGCTCAGAAACGCATCGCGCTCGGCGTCAGTAGCCAGAGCATTATAAAACTTCTTAGTCTCATCGGACATGGCGGCAACAGCCATTGCCTTAGCAAGCTTCGCCTCTAACTCGACAATCTTAGTATCGTTCATAGTATCAATCTCCTTCTTTTTTTCTGCACTCTTAGAAATATCCGAAGTTGCCGGCACTTGGGCCGGTTCATCAACTAGGCTGATTTCATCTAAAATAAATTCAGACATAATCTTTCTAGTCATTTACATCTTCGTCCTTTACGCGTTTGCCGCCAATACTGAAACCCTTGTATACACCATTCTTATACTTCTGCATAGTCTCAGTGTCAAACTTAATTCCAACAATTAATCCGGTTTTTTCTACCACAATTCCCATTGCCTTTGCGATATCATCAGTCATAGGAAATGCAAAAACTACGCGTCCTTGCGGATTACTTAAGTCGCCACTATGTTGGACTAAAGCAGGCCTATCACCGGACATAAAGGTATAAGCTGCTTTTAACATAGCAGTTTCTGGGATATGATCACCCTGCAAATCAAAGTACGGCACGCCATTGATTGCAGAAACGATCACATAACCAAAAACAATACCTAATTCATCATTTACTTTTAATACTGTGCCGTCAAGAACTTTTCTCATCTTTTTTTCCCACGGAGTAGATTTGATCACCCCCTCCCGGTTAACTCCACTGAGATTTATTACGACGTGACGTTACCTAAATCGACCCAATACATGGTCAATGTGCCCGTGACACTGACGCTATCGTCGGCGCTGGGGTTAGAACCAGTAACAGCAACGTTGAAATAAAGCGCATTAGAAGCACCGTCAAGAATGCCAACCGGAGCCGCAGAAGCAGCAAGGTTGTGAACGTCAAGATCGACTGCCAGTGCATCAGTGCTAAGCGTAGTGGCAGCAATAATGTTCTGATCAGTCGTACCAATAGTAGTATCTGCCGTAGCAGTCGTACCAATACCGCAGATAATATCCGTACCGGCGACAATACCGCTGGTAGTGCCTGCCTTCGTTACGACAAGGTCGCACTCGGCGCCGAGCACGAGCATATTCGTGTCGGGAAGGTCCGTAATTTTCGAGGAGCCATAGTCATTGGCCGCAAGCATCGTGATCGAAAGGGCCGTAATTGTGAAAACAGTCGCCCGGATTTTGCGCTCGGTCTCAGTAACAGTTACCGCGGAAACGCCATCGACAATCGGCTTACCAAAATCGGTGGAATTAATTCCGGACGGGACACGAACTCCGCCCGAGTGAAGAATGGGCTGGCGAATTTTCTGAACCATTTTCATCTCCTATTTTATTCTTACAAAATTTTACGGCCCGTGACGCAAACAAATTAGATTTTTCATCTTACAGCCTAAATTGGGGTTTTGACAACTCCTTTTTTCAAAAATTATTCGTTTGAGCCAAAAAAATTAAACCACGCCAATACAGCGAAGATCAAAAGTCGCAGCAGCAGGGTCTCTATCCACACGGACCACTTCGTAAGTTTTGCCCTCAATAGTGACGCGCCAGCCCGGGACAGGCTCATTAGTCGTGCTAAGAGTCGCGCCCAAAATCGTAATTGTCCGTTTGCTTCCTGCGATTTCGGTCCCAAAATCAAAATCTTTCTTTGTCCTATCGATAAAACCACGGGCCGTGTGAGTTGCAGTTGTCGGATTGGTGCCGGCCGATAGCTGACCGGCCGTCCGGGTCCCTACTGATGGCTCTGTCAAAGTAACAGGTAATAATCCGCTGCCCATGGCGGATTTAAGTAATCCGGCAATATTTACACCAAATAGATTTGGCATTCCACAATATCCTTAAAACGGTTGAGTGCGACCAAACGTCTTTTTAGAAATATACGTTGCATTATTGTTCGAGTCATCATAATAATCGGTGCCAAATACCTCACCCGAGGAAGTATTAGCCCCCTCTAAGAAAAAACTTAGCAACTCGGAAATCGAAGTCGGAAGCTTCGTGGCCGAATCTAATGTCGGCTTGAAATACTCGACACCAGCCGAGCCGGCTTGCACACGACGAATATTCGAGCCAGCATTCAGGAGATTTAGAATGCTCGGATCGGCCGCAATCTCACCAGCCAGAATAGAAGTAGCATCCAACACCTCTTGTGGCACTTCTGCCTCGTCAACGTCCGTCCCATCGGCCCGGGTGAGGCCCGAACGGGGGAATTGCAGAACTTGAGCATCGGAGGTTTTCGAGCCTTGCCACCGTTGCCGGTCGATGTAGCGGGTCGCGGAAATAATGGCCCGAGCTTTATCATCAGAAGAAGTAACTGACCATGTAGGGTAACGTAAGGAATCACCGGCCAAATAAATATTGGCTGTACTTACAGTGACATATACTTCGTAATCATCGGAACCAATAGTAACAGTAGGCATTTTTTATTCCTTCATTTTTAGAGCTTCGGTCAACTTTGCGCGCTCGCGCGCCCACTTCCGCATGCGCTCGGCATGAGCCTGTTTCCGGGCGCCAGACCACGAACCTTTTCGCTTATCCGCGCCGCTACCCGGCCTTTTGTCGGGGCTCGGCGGCACGATGGGGGAGCCGTCCGGCTGTAGGGTGCCGTTGAGCTGGCCCTGCATCATCGCCATCTCCTCAATGTCCATTTCGGGAGCCGAGGAAAGGCCTAGAAGTTCGCGAATCTCATTGATGGCAGGGTCATTCGGTGCCAGGATCACACCCGCTGCCGACATGTCCTTGAGAGCCGCTGTAATTTGTTCAACTTCCCGGAACCGGACTTGCTCGGCACGGATATTAGGAGTCAATTCCTCAGAATATCCGTTTAATTTCATAAGCGGAGTGATGTAATCCCTCTTGAGAGAATCGGCAACTTCAATAAGAGAGCCATCGATCATAGCCGCAAAGTTCTGTGACTTATCCCGGGATAAGGCTTGACTCCCTTCACCATCACCTAAGAGAAGGTGCTCAGTACCGAGCACACGGGCGATTTCACGGTTGATACGCTCAATGGAACGGGCGATTTCGTTCTGTCCAGTCGATTGACCTTGAACAATATTCATCTCATACTGAGGACCGCCAAGAGGAATAGCTTGTGCGTCAGTCCCGCGATACGGTTCCGAATCCAACAGCATTCCGAGTTGGGGATTCTTCCAGTGATTTTGCAAAAACTCCCGGAATGGGGCAAGTAACGCGTCGCGCTGATCTTCGGAAATTTTACCGCTTATTACCTCCTCACGAAGCTCGGTCAACGGAGCCTTGACAATCGGGATACCGCGTAAATCCGTCTCAAACCCGAAATCCTCCAATTGCTCATATCTTGCGAGTCGTTGAGCCGGCTCGACAAGGTGACGAAAAATACCAAGCCCTTCAGGAGAAGCGCTCATGGTGTCATCGGTCACATAAATAAGCTTGGACCGCGGAACATAAATTTCCGTCTGAGATTGTGGATCGAATTGAACAATACCACGTACATTACCGACGGGGTCGGTATCCCAACGGTAGACAGTAAACTGCGGTAACGCGCCAACCTCGCCCATGATGATTTTGCCGTTACTCTTGAGCCGCTTGGCAACCCATTCTTGGACGGCAAATCCGTAAAATCGGTACATGGCGCCACGCTTGACTACGCGACTCCAAGGCGTGGAGCATTTGTCAATCGATTCCTGCATCAGCTCGGCAACGGCTTCCGCCTCCTCCGAATCATCTGCCGGATGAATCTTGAACTGCGCTTTGGCCACGAGATTTAAATAGAAACGCACGCCAGCAGCTACAACAGACGTGTTGGCAAGAATATCCGAGTACGTGACGTACTTCATGCTGCCGGCCAGGGACGCGTTGCGCTCCCGGTCCATGACGAAGCCGCCGGTAACGACGTATCCAGAAGTGCCTAGACGGCGCATCGGGGATGGGCTACCCTGATCCCGAGTAGCCACGCCTGCGTTCGGGTCAGGAAGCGTAGAGGCTTTTTCAATGCTCAAAGACGTTAAACTCATGCTGTCCCTGTTTTGGGATATTTTTTGGGTCGCATTGATAGCGACATTTGCCGGCACAGCCGTCCTTTTAGTCTTTTGGTCAATTGTTTTTGCGATTTTGGGCTTAGGAACCTTAGTGCTACGCTGATTGGATTTGGCCATTTGACAATCACTTATCCTTAGTTATTTGGTTATTATTAACCTTATAACCTAGGTAAACAGCAAAAGCAACCTGGAAGCTCAAAATGTCAGAAGAAAAAAAGACTTCCGTCGTAGTTTCCGTACCGAAGCCGGAAAAGACTGGTGAGAGTTTGACACCAGTCAAGAAAAAGAAATCTTATAGGTACCCGGGGTACCCGTGGCATATGGTTCGGAGTAAGACGTGAGTAACCGACTGCCTTACCATCAGGAGTTGTGCTTAAACTGGTTTGCCCAGCACGGCCGGTCAGCTTCGCAATTTCCAATGGTTGAATTTGACCATCACAAGGGCTGTAGCCCGGGATGATACGGTTGATCCGTGGGCGCTCACCACTATTGAGGCCCTGATTAAGTCTGGCCATCTCGCACTGTCTCCCGGACCTTTCCGATGGGTCGGACTGACCAAAAAGGGTGTTCGGGTCAGTGGCATGAGTACGGCCGGCACGGTCGAATCGGAGGCTGATGAGCGTTTCACTCTCGTGAAGTAAGTAGGGGCACAGATGATTAGACCTGAAGAACAGCATAATTATGTACAATTGGCTCGGGAACGGCTGAATCGTCTAATAGAACGGGCCGATTCGATGATTAGCGAGTTGGACAGTATCCATAACGAACTGATCAAGAGAGAGTTGAAATTAAGGCGTAGTTTCTGGAGCCAAGTCAAAAGTTTCTTTACCTCCCGTAAATAAGCTCGCTGCACGCCCGGTTGCGAAGGCCTAAAAGGCTTCTCCGGTATTGCTCCAGCGCGTATCTAGCCGCGTCAATGGCGTGATTACCTTCGTCCGGAAGATCATTGGTAATTTTTTCCGTCATCTTATCAATTTTATACGAATAAAGACCAAATTCGGCCGCCGCATTCGGGCATTTGGTCGGATGCGCTATGATTTGATAGTTTTGCAGGAATTTAACACCTTCCTCAATCGAGTTCTTGCCCTTTATTGCCTTTGAAATATGAAACTTAGGATTCTGTCTGTTCATATAAGAAATAGTTTCGGGCCGACTACTATCGGCAATAATTATGTTCCTACGTGCATGAGGAACCGTATCAAACAACTTGGGTGTATCCTCAATCTCGCACCCTACTTGATAAGCCTCATTGAGCAGAAAGATTGTTCTTTCACTCTCACTCACGGCCAGCCTCAATAGGACGGTCGGGTCCTTGGCGAAGCCCCAATCCGCCCCATAAAATACCTTGATATCATTCGGGAGTTTAAAACCACGGGCAGTGAAATTAGGAAATACGCTCGCTTCCGAGCGTTCCAATAATTCACCTAACCAGACGTGCTTATACTTGTCATAATTTTTCTCCCGGTCGTAATCCATCTGTGCCCGTAACACGTCGGGAAACCATGGATTATCCCAGTAATTTACTTTACGTACAATACTACCAGGGGGAGGGCCGTCCTCGGAAAAGAACATTTGGTCTACAGGGTCGGTTTTAAATCTCCGATTCCAGGTGAACCAGATTTCCGAGCCCGGTCGGCGAATGGTAGGGATAAGCAGATCAAGCGAACGTTGTGAAACAGTGTTGGCTTCCTCGATCCAGACGTAATCGACACCTTCCAGGGATTTAATAGAATCCGGATTATTTCTCAAACCCAGGAAGATAAAACGTGATCCGTTCGCACCGCGAACTTCGGAATTGGTAAACGTCCAAAATCCTTTGTTATTGATTTTCCTACAGTACGTTTCGATAACGGCCTTGACCGAATCCTTAATAGACAGCTGAATCTCACGCGCACATAAAATGAGCACGGGACGGTCGTAGGCAATCGAAGTTAGGCATGCGGCAAATCCATGCGATTTGCCGCCGCCACGTCCCCCTTCTGCGACCTTATATCTAGAGGGCTGAAAACAAAATTCGAAAGCCCTAGGTATCTGAATAATACTCACGAGTTATGAAAAATCCTCGCCTAATACATCTTCGTTTGAATTCTCGTCTACAGCAACTTCGATATCTTCGACTTGCACCGCTTCCGGCTCCAATTTTGATTCGACGAACTGCAAAACCAGCTTCGAGCCAGTCGAATCTTCGACCAAACCAGGAATGTGCAGGCCTGGAATATGTACGCGATTGGGTTGATTTGGGTCGATTTGAGCCGGTAAATAGCCTGGTTCCACACGCTTAGCCTCCATTTGTAACAGGGCCGAGTCGTATTTACGGACAGTCATAGGGACTTCAGTCGCCGTCGCCGGGTCAAACCGGGTCATAATTTCACCCTTATAAATAATCGGCTCCTCATAGCCGACTACCCCGCGTCGATGTACCTCCCGGACAATCGAATCCCGGTAAATTAGATACGCTTCGGCGTACGATGCCGCGAAGGATGGATTAGTTTTAAGTAAATACTGAACGGCTTTGATCGGAATGGACGCCTTACTTGAGGCTTCTGTAGGAAGCCCGGTAGATGCGAAAACCATCAAGAACGAAAGCATTTGTTGTTCGGTAGGCTGCTCAAACTTATAATCTAGCATTGTTTTTTACTTATTGGTTAGGGTTAATTAATATCAATAACGGAAAAATTAACGTTTGAAAAGGGTTAATCTGAACGGGGCTGGTGTCAGGCCCGGCCTTGTGCTACGGTTCCACCAGCGGCCCCGGGCGGGAATGACGTGTCTCCTAGCAAGCGGGGTATCTCGTGACTGATGAGTCGGGCGCGAGTTAGTACAAACCGGGCTTGCCCCGGGGTCGCCGTTCTGTATGAGGCATGCACGATCGATGATTACTTCAAGAATTGGCCGTGTGAGTAATGTACTGGTCAGCACCGGCAGACATTTGACTACCTATGTTGATGGCCAAATACTTAAGAAATGGTACTCATCTACATTTGCAATTCATTGTCTATTTATGGATAACTTATATTTATACACGAGGCCAGAAATGAAGCGTTGGTTGCAACGGTCTGATTGATGACTAGAATCGGAAAGGAGATTTCAATGACAAGCGGAGGCTGACATTTTAAATCCAACAGAAAAAATAGTTCTTGACGCACTTACCAAAGCCGGGACGGACTTCATGCATGGAGTCATTACCAGGAGCGGTACGGCGTTAGACTTTTATCTTCCACACGAAGATGTGTATATAAAATGTAAGGAGAAATACACTCCTTACATTACCCAGCAAACGGCTTCGGTGGATAACATCATTGTTGTGCAGGGTGAGGCCGCGGCCCACTGGTTTGCACAGAAAATCCTAGGAGAAAAATAGCATGAAGCTAAGATACATGCCTTATCACTACAGGGTGATCTTCAAGCCATCTGTCATTATCCCGGATATCGAGGTGAAATAATCATGAACACGATTCTTACAAAACTTCTGCTTCTTAGTGTGATCATGGTTATAGGTCCAATTTATGTTCTTCTAGGTGCCCTGACTGGCTGGATCACGGGCCTATTTTGGGGTGATACGATACTATCCTTCCTTTTTGCGCTCGGTATGCCAGTCACCGTGACCATGTGGCAGCTGGGAGCCGTGCTTGGATTTTTCGGAATGTTCACGCGGTTCATTCTCACTACAAACGTGACGGTTGAAAAGGATTAATCATGGAGAAGTATACCGACCTAGAGCTGCGCCGACTGATCAAGCTCAGTCAGTCACTCGCCGCGTGTCAAACAAGCATCGCCGAGATTCTGGAAGAAGGCCTTGACGTGTCGAAGGAGGGCTTCCCGGAAGTGACTAACCGCCTGATGCTGGCAAAGCGGTTAGGTGACATTCTAGGCGACACAGGGAAGATGTTGACGGACGGTCAACTTGACCGCATCTTGATGGAGCTGGCAATTAATGAACGGAAAAATAGTCCATAATTCTAGAGGGGCCTGAAAATGGCCTATTGTCGTTTTAGTAGCGAGAGCGACTTATATGTTTATAAGTCGCTCTTAGGGGGGAGGGGGCTGGGAACTTCATGTCAACGGTCGAGAAGACTCAGAGCACTTCGACTCGCTTTTGGCCTTACATCACCGTATAGCCAGACTCCAAGCTGTCCCGGGACTAATGATTCCAAGAGAGCTGATTGACCGTATTGAAAGGGAGTTGAGCAGTGATTCGCGCCAAGATAGGCATTAAGCATCGGTTTCTTGCCTTTCACAAGTCGAATTATACAGAATTATATATATCTCTTCATCAAAAAATACAATCCCCTAAAACAAGGGGAACGACTTTATCCACATTGCAGCCAAGTAAGGTTCGAAAAGTACTGCCAAATGTACAATATGTGCTGTACTGCCAATACAATTGGATTTGGTGGGAGAGGTTAAATGATCGTTGCTCATGACTGTAAGACGGAACCACCATATAGTATGTGTATACGCGATTTTGCTGATGAGTTTAATTTTAGTGAAAAATTTCGAAAAGTAGGTTTTCTCATGAATGTTGGCCTTATGCTATTTATAAGTTACAGGAGTTTCTTTGACAGAAAGATGGAAGACCGATGATCGCTGCTCATGAGCATCGACTAATTACCGGAAAACATATAGAACCAGACTTTTATTATAATGGGTGGATTTTTGATTCGACATTCGCGAAGGAAGGTTCCTATAGGAAATCTCGTATTCTTATAGTGTTCGTATACCAAAACTTCTTTGAATCATGGATTAGATAGTGATGATTAAGGCACGCCACTCTTTCGAGTCGGCAGCTAGAATTAGCATTAGTCATCAATATGGTTTTGGTTTTTTCCTTACCCAAGAGGAAAAGGCTCAATTCAAACCGGAAAGATTTGTTTTTACTGACTATTACACTCATATTATAATTTGGTTATTCGACCGTTAACGTAGGAACGGTGAAATGATTCAAGCAGAGAGATTAATGAGCCGATCTCTTTTTTGGGGTATAGATGGTCCACTTTGGGTGGCCATAATGGAGAGGCGGCCGAAATATTACGTGTTTTTACGTTCACCAACCACGCGTTTCCAACTGGAAACGTTTATAGCTAAGAACCTATGGCGGTAACTCGCCTGCTAAAAGGTAAATGAAATATGATTCGAGCCTCTAGCTGGTTGTCTGGCACGCAAGTCGATTTCCGATTTCCGGTTGATACTATTTATTCTCATATCCGCAAATACGAAGACAAGCAAACTATCGATAGATTATGGCTATCCCAATTTTGTGTGATAAGAAGCGATTTTATATTTAACGTTGTTGAAACAGGGGTGAAGTGATGATCGAAGCTAAGGACATCGTGAAAACTACATCCGCTCCATATAGGTGTAGAGTACCTGAACTGCGGAACGGTTACCGGACTATATGGTATGCGATTTTTTATGTGATACGACGTGGTTATTTTTACGGATATCTCATGGATTATTCATTTCCGAAGACGTTAGATGATTAAAGCTGAAAAACATTACGCCAACATGATTCCGTGTGTACGCCTTTATAGCCCGAATTCTATACCTTTTATGCTTTATTTGCGAATGAGAAGTGGAATAACACAAATACGTACTTTCTGGATATTGCAAAGATATCTCAAAAACTTGAAAGAGTAACAGGTGATTACTTCTAAAGACCGTGTTTTTCAATCAGCTGTAAACGTACTGGTTTATTGCAGTGTAGGGACTAAACATAGAAAACCTTACCAGTCATTCGTCAATGTTACGCCGTGGTGGCGCCTTAAATTGTATTTTTTGTATCTGGTCCAAAATGATTAAAGCCAACGGACTAAAAAATCGTAGTATATTGACCGAATTCACATTTATTGATGAATTCGGTAGTTTGCTCGACCTGCCTTTAATCGTGTGGAATCATGGGTATTTCTTGTTAGACCTATATGATGTTCAGAACTGGCCCGGTCAGGAGGAAGGTGTTGAATGATTATTGCCGGAAAGCCCGAGATACACCGTACCTTGAATTTTAGAGTTAATGTAATTAAATTTAATTTTAGAAAATTTTAGAAAATTTTGGAAAATAACTGAACAGTATTACGTCGTGGTTACTTACCTATGCTTGTTCTTAACCATGTATGAGGATGGGTGCGGGCTAGAACGCTAGTTCGGCTGGTCCCGGTGGAGCGAAGGGTGTAGTGTTGACTTTGCGTCACCAAGAGGACGGCGGCCTAGCGCGTACACGTGCGACGACTGCGACCTCCGCTATCGCTGCAAGCTCGCGTTTGATTGGTACAACACAGACGGCGATTGTCTTCTGGAGAAATGAAGAGGAGGGAGAGCATGGCGTGGCTACGACTGATCGGAGATGAGCGCATCACTCGCCGTTGCGCATCCGAGGGCTGTGCTGGGCAACCGACGTGGAGGCTCGAAGAAGACGGCCTCGGATCGGACTATTGCAACGAGTGCCGGATGCGGATCAAATATCCTACGACGGGGCGCAGCGCTGGCCACGAATGGTTCGCACCCGATTGGATGTTCGGCGAGTGCTGCCGGATATGCTCCGTGCGGCGCGGGTCGGCAGAGGGTGAGGCCCCGTGCGCAGGCCCTGTCGAATTTGTATTGACGGAAGCAAGCTAGAGGAGCTTGGCGATGACACGCGCGGAAGAGGATCGGCTATCGCGACTGACCATGAGCATCCCGCAACCGCATTGCGGTAGCTGCGCCAACCTTATCGTCGGCTGTTATCAGTGCGCGCGTACCGGCCGTCATGCGGCCATGGAACGCCTCGCCGGAGAGTGCGGCGCTCTTGGACGTTTTCATGATCCAGCGCCCGAGGTGATTCACAAAAACTACTCGTGTATGGACATATAAAGGAGACTTCAAATTGGCACGCATTTACGTCGCATCATCGTGGCGAAACGCCTTGCAGCCCGACGTGGTGGCGAGGCTGCGCTCGGATGGTCACGAGGTCTATGACTTCCGGGAGCCCGCACCGGGCGTCTCGGGTTTCTCATGGGCCGAGATCGATCCGGAATGGGGAAAGTGGACCGCAGCGGAGTACCGCGACGCACTGAGTCACCCCCTCGCCGTAGACGGCTATGCTCACGACATCGGCGCGATGCAGTGGGCGGACACGTGTGTGCTCGTTCTGCCGTGCGGACGGAGCGCTCATCTCGAACTCGGCTGGATGGCGGGAGCGGGCAAGCGTACGCTTGTGCTAACGCGTGACGGTGAGGAGCCGGAATTGATGGCGAAGATGGCCACGAAAATCTGCACGTCACTCGACGAGGTGCGCAGCTTCCTCGGGCGTCCTGCTTTGGCGAAATTGCAGACATCATGAGGAGGCTGCAGTGAAACCTTTACAGAGGAAATGGCTGCTCGATATTGCCGGCACCGAGAACGGCAAGCTCAGCGCACACATTGGCGACTCGCGGCGAGACCTGAACGCCTGCCAGTCGCTGCTGGATAACGGGTTCATCCGCATCGAGACGGCGTTTGAAGGCGGGTTGTTTCTGATCGCTATTACGGAAGCGGGCCGAGCAGCCGCAGCAGAAATGCTTGCAAATCCGACTGATCACTGAAGGAGCGAGACGATGAGCTGGAGACCTATCGACTCTGTACCTCGCGATGGCACCGCCGTCCTGTTGTGCTGGGCCATAGATGCAGACGGAAATCGTACATATAGTCAGTGGACGGATGAATTTTGTGATTCAAAAAATGAGTTGTGGTAAATTGCCTAATGGCAAAAGCCATGCCACCCCCACCCCCTTTCCTTTTTTTACAATTAATTTTGTCCTAAGGTTCATCACCTATCAATCTTAATTAGTAAGGTTACTCCTGTATTTAATTAAATTAATAAACATTAAAACCCCAGCAACATTGCTAGGGTTTTTATTCTCTCTCATTTTATTTAATTTATTCTTCAATCAAGTACACTAATCCAGCGCTTGTCGCCACACACCATGCTAGCCGTGCTGCTCTCTATGTGTGTGCAGCCATACTCACCACTAGTAGGCAACACTACGTCACTGAGAGACACCACTGTAAGCACAACACCTAGCACTACTATCTGAGTTGCGCCGCGCATGTCCATGCATCCCATAAGAAACCCGCAGAATATAACGATAGTTGCTACGGTGACCATGGTATGCACTCCCTACTTGTGTCCTAATGACATAGAGGATTAGTCGAGAACGCTCTTGCGAGCGTAGCCCTGGACCACACACACCACGTCGCCACCCTCGAAGCGCAGCTGACCAGGGCACTCCTCAGCGGGCTCATAATTGGCAAGGCCGATCCACATAGAGAGAAGAAACAAGGCAACCATGCCGCGCTTGAAGTTGAAGGCCGCCCAGATAAAGCAGGCGAAGGTAAGAAACATTGCGACCATTTCCGTCACTCCCTTGCGTCGGCCCATGCCGTCCGTCCATGGTCAGATAATAGCCCACAACAATTAAGAACGAGTAAAAGCTAGGCGGGATTCCTCCCGCCTAGCTGATTTTTTCTAGAAATTCTGCGGCCGAATTACGCCGCGAAGCGGGAGACGATCCCGGAGCCGATGCGCTCCAGGTCGGTACGCTTATCCTGATGCACGATGCTGCGGGCAAGCGCCGTGACAGCCTGCGACGCATCCCAGGCACTGCGGACGGGAACGGTCTCCTCAGCCAGATGCAGGGCCATCGCCGACTTGGCGTTGCTCTTGGTCAGGCCAGTACGGACCAAAAAAGTCTCGGCCTCGTCATCGTTCTTGGCGATGCTGTAGCCCTTGGCATTCCGAATCATGGCCACCACATTGTCGGTCGATGCGGTCCGATAGTTCTCAACCTGCGGAATGATCTCGTCCGTCACCCGCAGACCGGCCCACCTGGAGTGGCGAATCCGGATCGTCTGGAAATCTTCGACTCCCCAAACGTTGCGATTTTTACAAACGCCGCGCATCCACATGGAAAACAACTCAACGGCGCCGCCGCCCACCTCAGAAGTCGAAATGCCAAGCGCACGATAGAGGAGATCGTCCTTGCCGTCGGGAGTCTGGCCGACATAAATCGGGTCCGTGGAACAGAGGAAGATGAAACAGTCCCGATCCGAGGCGTAGAACGTGGTGTCCTCCAGCGACACGGGCGTGAACGGATCATAGGTCCGCGTCGCCCAGTCGAGAACGCCCGGAGCCCGCCAATTGGTGTCACCCGTGCCGTTGCCCGCGAAGCGCTGCACCAGCTCGACAATGTGATGATCGGGAATGCGGCCGTACGTCTCGGACGTGATCGCGCGAATCGTGTCCGTCTCATTGTCAATGAGGAGCTTCGACACGTTGCCGAGGCGCTTCAGGCCATGGTTGAGATTGGTCGAAGCGATATCGGCCGGCAGATGGCTCAGATACGAAGCCGGAGCGCCAGCCTTAACGCACAGCTGACCAAAAGACCAATTGTTCATGACCAGCTGGCGGCCCTTGCCATCGACGGACAGACCAATGTCGCCGTCGCCGGTCGGCTGAGCAACGAGTCGGGACGTGTTGATCTTGCCCTCGGAGCAGCGATCGAAAAGCCCCTTTTTGTAGGCGTGCAGCGAATCCAGGTCGATGTACCGCTCGTCAGCCGGGCGGCGCGCCCACTGCTTGTGCACGATATCGGTATGAGAAGAAAGAAGGTCGGTCATAGGAGTGCATCCTTGTGTAGCTAACGGCATGATCGCCGCGCATCTGCATATTGGCACACCAATCGTTTCTGTCTAGTAAAAAACTCAACGGAAAAAACTTATGGTAAAAAAAAGAGCCCGGGGGGAACCCGGGCTGAAGCAGAATGCAGCGGCAGAATTCGGCAGAATTCGGCTAGAAACCGTTCTCGAAGGTGGGGACGTTGGTCGGGTCGCGATCCGTTCCGCGACGTTCGATTTTGGCCCGGGAGAGCTTGACGCGCGCCACGGACGGATCGAGAGGCCGGCGACCGCGGCGAACGGCCGTGCCATCCGGAGAGTAGCGCACACTCGGGATTGGGTAATCCTGTTCCATCGTGCCCGTGTAGCCCTCACTCCAAAGCGGGAGCGTTGAGCCCGAGGACGATGCGACCGGAAGCATCGTATCTCCCCACGGATCGCGGGGCGGGCCGAACATGGCATAGAACAGGGGTGAGACCGGGAAGCGATAGGACTTGTGCGAGATAGAGCAGAACACGGTGGGACCCCGCAGAGCGTCGCGTGTCGTGACAGCGGCAATTTCCGTGGCCATCCGATCGAGCGTCATGGGCGCCGGAATGTTGCCCAGCTCCTCGATAGGCTCACTGACCGAGACGACATGGCCCGTCGTCTCAGCTGCGATTTCGGCCTTTTCCTCAATCTCCAGCGCCTTAGTGTGCAGGGAGAGAATCTCCCGGATCATTTTATCCTTCGACGTGACAGGGAGGACGGCGTTGAAGTCATCGAAAGCCAGTTGGGCCAGTTCGGCCATCGTGTACTGACGAAGATTGTCTCGGGTGAATTTCAGTTTGCTCATTTGGGTTGCCTCGTGATTGAGAGCCTGCCCTCATGGCTAGGCATAGCATCAGTTAGCACCAGGGACGGTTTAAAACAAGCTAATTTCTCGGGTTAATTTCTGTTAACGTTAACAAAGGGTTAACCTCGAAGGGGGTAATCCGTTAACCTTAATTCTTTACCATACTTTCTTCCATTTTGGGACGGTGCCGTTAACCTTAATAATTAAGGTTACTGAACGGTTAAGGGGGATTTTAATCCCCCTTGCCATACAAACCTCCCTTTGTATGGCAAGGGGGGGAGATTAAATCACTCCACATTCGCTGAGGAGAATGAGCGTCATGTCAGCACCGCTCAAGTCAGCACCGCTCAAGTCGATATGGGTAAGGTCAAGATCACTCACATTATCCGAATTGTAATCAACCGGATCAATGAGAACGAGATTGATTGATTTTCCAGATTTGCGCATATTATCCTCCTCAATACCTAGCCCACACTTCGAGATTGTCCCGAAGGTTATCATATGCCGCCATGATCGAGCGGCGCATCTCCTCTGCTTCACTATAGCTCTTGAACATTCGAGCGTGGATAGTGCAGTCGGTGAATGTGACAAACGACACTCTCCCGAGCTTTTCCAGCAGCTGAATTTTACTGCTGTTTGAGCGGTGAATAATGTAGAAGCCCATTGGATCGCTAAACATATTACTCTCCTCTTACCACTTGTTTTCGCTGATGGTGAAGTTCCGAATGATCACGATCATTTCGACCTGTAGTGCATCGTTGGTGTACGTCCTAACGACCGCGCGGCCGTCTTTCTTCTCCGCAAACAGCCACGCGCCAGGATATCGGTCGAAAACGCGCTTCACGATGCCATTCGCGGCGGCGTAGGAACGGGACACTTCCGAGTCGCCCACCGTAAACCGCAGCTGAGTCCATCGCGAGCCCGAGCAATGCTCAAGCGCGAAATCCTTTGCCGCGTCAGTGACGATATTTTGATGAAATTCGTCGAACGACATGAATTCCGGAGGGGATACATAAACGTCCGGAAGCTTTTTCTTGCCAAAGCTCATGGCGCCTTCTCCTCAGTAATAGAGCCCGTTGGGATAAGTCCGGAAACCGGGCAGCTTCTCGGGACGGAAACCGAGATAGTTGACCGCATGCAGCGCGGCCATTACGTGGCGCCGTTCCCGGGAGTGCTCGACCGTCACGGACAAATCATCGATATTGCGCAGGGAGTAATTTTTAGATTCATTGTCGTACATAACGACCCATGGGCCGAACCGCTCAGAAGCAAGGTCCATGCTGGGATAGAGCGCCAAATACATGGCAATTTTTTCCCGATAGGTCAGTGGCTTGGTCATGAGCACGTCTCCCGTCGTCTGATGAGAGATAGTCGCACGTCCGGGCTACTGAAGTGTTAATTCCAGTGCACCATTGTGAGGATGGTTAACAAATGCTTACCAAGTGTGTTTTTTCAGGTTCCCATAACCTCTATTATGCGAATGGAGACCGAAGCAGCACAAAAAAAGGCCCATGCAACCGGAGGCGTTGGTTGCATGGGCCAGGCTCTCTAGATCGAGGATTTGAGCTAGAGAGAAACTGAAGCGCTAGAGGCTGAAGGGGGCCGGTGCAGGCGACGCCTTGAGCTTGGCCGCGGCACGCTGAATCAGGATATTGAGAGCCTCCCGGCGCGACGGGATGGTGCCGGCTTCGGTACGCATGCGAGCCCGAAGCTCCTCAAGAGAGCGATACTCCTCCCGGCCGACCTGCACCGGGATGAAGGGAGAGAGCGAGTCGATAGGCTTGGTGGACTTGCGAGACATGAGCTGACGGCCTTTGGTTGATTGAATCTGATGACGTACGCGTAACACATAGATGCGAGAGATACAATCCTAGAGAGAGTAATATAGTTAACGAATTATTGATCCGTACACGAATTGTTAACCTTAACTTTTATGGTTAATAAAAGATGAAGATTTACCGCCCCGTTAACCTTAATAATTAAGCTTACTGCTATGTAAATCTTAACTGGTAAGATTACCTACAATTTGAATCAAATTTGTCGGATTTCTCCCGTTCATCTCCCGGGGACTTTAAAAATTTTAACTGCTACTGCCCTAATATATATATGCGGGCGAAATTGCAAATCGGCACTCGAAAATTTTCGTTTTTCAAATTTTTCGTAAATTTTTTCCGGCGGAAATTTTTGTTGGTTTAGGGTGGAAAAATAAATATTTCGTGGCATTTTTCGGGTGCAAAAGGGAGATTAATGGGTGGGTAAGCTTAATTGTTAAGGTTAATTTTTGGGGAATGTTGGGGTGTTTTCCAAGCAATTTCCGTGCCAGTTTCAGAGGTTTTCAGGGTCGTATGTGTGAGTTTTTCTCACACATACCGGGCATTTTTCGGGAAAAAGTGTGACATTTTTGCAACAAAATTACCGGAAATTAATCGGAATATTTTCTGGAATTTAACTAGGAATATTTCAGAATGCAAATAAAACTCATTTTGAAATTTCCAAAACGACATAGCGCAAAACAAAATGGGGGTGCATCCAAAGATGGGCATCCGATTATGGAGAACATTTTAGCAAACGCACCCAAAGAAAACAGATTTCTTTGGATACGGGGAAATTGCGTGTTCCCAAATGCAAGAGGGGCGTCTCGTATAAAATCGAAATGGACCGGCCTGACAGAAACGGCAATTTCCCCGCGCGGCCCGGCCCAGCCGAGGTTTTTGACCCCCTATATATTTATTCACATGTAATATATATATATATATATAAAACCACGCACACAGGTATACCCCCCTAAAAAAAGGGGAACGACTTTGTCGACATTGCGATTTCCAGTCCGAAGATATCACCACCCCTCTAGCCCAGCATTTATCAGCCTTTCCGGGGACAGAAAAATTTTCTGTGGGTTCAATCTCATTTTCGACCCCCCAAAACACCCCCAAAACACCCCCTTCAAAAACGTGCACTTCATCTTTCCCACAACCATAAGTTGCACCTATTACCCTCCCTTTTCCACAACCATAAGTTGCATTTACCCCCCAACACAACCACAAACACCCATAAACCCCCTCCCTACTACAACCTGAAGTTGCTTCACCACACCACACACAACCTTCGTAACACCCTTCCGCAAATCCTTGCCCTCCCGACCCCTTCCGTGCTACAAATCGCCCCTCAAGACCCCGACATACCCTTTTAACCAACACCCCCTCCCGGGACACGCACGCCAAGCCCCCTAACAGCCTCACCACCGGCCGCCATGATCCGACCCGCTACCCCCACACCAGCCAACACCTTCCCGGCCGCTGGCGCCCCGTTTCTGTGGCAGCAATCCACTATCCCGTATTTTCCCATCATCCCAATCCTCCAACCCCCACTTTCCGACCCTCCCGACCTCCCGGGCAAGCCTCCCGACCTCCCGGGCAAGCCGCCGGCTAACACTGTTGCAAAAATGTCACACCCTGTTGCAAAAATGTCACATGTTTCAAAATGGCACACTGCTTCAAAATGTCACACTGCTTCAAAATGTCACACCTTCCCTGTTGCACCACTTTTGGTTGCAATCACCATGATCACAACTAAGGATAAGTTGACAGGTCGCCCTGAAAAAAAGGGAACGGTTTTGATTAATTTGACTGAATCGCGAGGTATTTCTCCATTGAGCAAACTCGTAAGGGGAATTTATATTTATCGTTCAACCACCGTCTTTCGTTTCGGGATACAACTACGACAGATCATCAGAATGCAGCTTTACCGGGTACCGGGCTTGACTGGGCCCACCTCGAAACTTTTAGGCGAGCAAAGATGATTATGATTACGTCCCGACCCCATTTATCGATGGCTCATCTGCAACCATGGTTTCGGCGTCCTCCGGGCAAATTGTCGTCTGTTTTTGGTTTATACGCCGTTATCGTGAACATCATGCAAGTCAACAGTTCGGTAGTAGTCGATTTTATCACCTTCCTGAATCAGCCATTTTCAATTAATACCTACCGGATACCGAATTTGACTCTCTCCATTCAACACCTTTGGTTGGAAATGTCAGGCGACTATTGGATCACCAATGATTTTCGCTCGATCTCACATATCCGCTGACCACTGTAAATTTTCGAACGATAGGCTATCCACGGCCCTCAGTCGCACCTACTGGGCGTGGAGGTATCGATTCGATCCGCCTGAAGCCTTTTCCCGGGTACTTGCTTGGGACTATTTGATGTTAGATCGAGTTGCCTTCTACTACGCGAATGGAGACAAACAATGATTTGCTCCGGGCACCGGCGCTTGGGATCGAACATTTTTTCCCGTCTGACTGCTAGTGATTTCGCAGCCAAACTAGCTGCCCAATTTAAACGCAATCTCTTGAAATTGTTCGATATTACTCCGCTTGAAATAATTGTTCTGTGGTCTGATCCTCAATTGCGGAAGTTGGGTTTCTATTACACCACGGACTACGAAAATTAAATATTTCTGCCAAGGATACAATTAGTGATTTGTAGTCGATCAATTTCCCTCGATAGGAGGAGATGCATTCGTGTCAGAGAAAATGTCGGCCCTAGTCTCGTACGAAAGGAATTTCTTCATCCTGAAATCTGGCAATTGATACGTACACCTATTGTATCGCTGAATCGGAGATATCACTTTTATAAATTGTGTACCGTACCGAGGTAATGTCTTCATGATACGGCCCGTGTCCGATATATACACTTTCGTTGTAACAACTCTTCTCGAAATATTTCAGCTTGTTTGGTATTGGCGCAATGATTGAGACCCGAGAGAACGCGATGGGATGGAACGGCCACGGTCATATTTGGAGACATATGTATCATTGTCAGAACGCCTATCGTGAATATAGTAAAAATAGGAATAGTATTGTAATTGAAAAGCCAGTTTTCCGAGCATTGAATCTGGCGATCCGGAGTTATTGGGTATGCAATTATTTTATTGGTGATTTGAAATGATACCGCGCCGGGATTACTGCGACCCGACAGAAATACGCTATGGTCCGATTCGTAAGCTTAGTATCAGGTACGAGAACAGTTATGGTATTTATGAAATTAATCTTGGAGTTATGAAGCAGTTTTTCAATACACTGTATCGTACCCATCGTTTTTGGGATTATATTGATAATATAACAAACCGGCATATGGACGGTTCGGGATGATAGCTTCGTTGATTCGTAAACTAGAGTGGAGACCGATTCGTAGTCACATGTACGACACGATCCGGAGTCTTTCCTACATTCGAACGTCACCTGTCTTTCGTGAAATTGTTTATCCGTATCGATTTAAGTCCGTAGTGTCTCCCGAAACGACCTCTCGACTGGAAAAGGTTTGGTATGGCAATCAAGACCTTAGATAATCCCTTGACAATCAAAACTAGAGGCATGGGATCGCCGTTTCCCCACCGTAGAATAAATAATGGCATAGTACGTAAGTTATCAAATAAACTGTGTGACGGGCTGTTGTTTTCGTTGTCATGTAGTATGACGTTTGATGGTCACGCTCTTTTTGACGTACTAAACAGGCCTATTGCTTGGCATATGTTCGATTATCAAATGAGTATCTGGCATGACAATTAAATTATCGCGCGAACATTGGGAAGGTAACCATGATTTCATCCCGACGTTGTCTGGTATCGAGGTACGGAGTGACGACGTACTTCACGAGATTACCTTATTACCTTATTACCTTATACATATCATCAGTGCCGAACCATTCACACGGTTTTTTGTTCGAGTTTTCATGCTTGGACCTATAAGCGTTTTATAAATAGGTTTACACATGATTAAGGCAGGTAAAAATTTCGATATCGATTTACGTTCCGACTTCAGATTCGCCTGTAGTGATTTTGACAATCTTATGCGCTTATTAATCCATTCGTATACTTGGTTGATTTTTATTGACAATCAAGGTGACTGGTCATGATCAGGTCTTACAAACATTTTAAGTACGGCGAGAATCCACCACCCAGGGCACGGTTCAATCGATTCATGGGAGATTGGTGGACAAGACTTATGTCGAAACACACAAGGAACTTTCCGGGCCTGCCGACTTATGTGGTGGGAGAGTACGTATTTCGTTATTTTATCCTGATCACAATTGCCTCTATTACGAAATGGGGAAACGATGATTGAAGCCTGTAAACATAATGAAGCTGTTGATACTATTTTTGGTAGAATCTCAACACATAAGGTAAGTGACGGGCCTTTTAATGATAGGCTTACAGTAATAACAGGAGAAAACCTTTGGCGTCGTTTTGCTCGCGATATGAGTACGGTTGTTATTTGGGAGGACTTTAATTTGTTTTGTGTGGCATGTTATGATGCTGGAGTAAGAACGTGATTAGTGCAAGACCAATCATTAAGCTACCTTTCACTGTACAAGATATTTCTGTATATCCCGATTTTCGTTTATTTCTCAAATCAGTGTTTCCAGTTTTAGGTGTTTATACTTTTAAATACAGCGCGATCTCTGTTTGGGGTTATCATGGCGATTAAAGCTGGTCTTAGTGCATACACAAACAATTGCATTAGTTTGAGACGCGAATTCACGGAGTCCGCTTATCCATACAGAAAGAAATATTATCTGATTACCCGATGGGTCCGTTCTTTGCCATTAGACCTATATTTATACAACCATAGTTTAAGGGTTGTGGTTATAAATGATCAAGAGTGATGCATTAATTAGTAGAACCAAGACGGATATGCCTCATACCACTGTAAGTGATACTATAAGACAATATTTTTGGGTATATCACGATTTAATTTTTAGAGATTACGGGGCCATGCGTTATGATTTATTCCGTGCAATTAGGTTTATTTCTGGAAAATCAACATGATCATTGGCCCCGTCGAAGCAAAAATGCATTTTACCATACATCTCGGCATGTTACGTAGGGCGTTTTTATCTGATAAGGCAGAGGGTGAATAATGATTATCAGCGGAATGCAGTATCGCATAGAGCCAAGGTTGGACAGTCCTATTCGTCGTTTGGTAGAACAACATTTCACTAAATATAGCTATTTTATCTATACGGATTATGCTTTAGGGCGATGGCAATGGTTAAGTGGGGTTTACAGTGCTTTTATTAATAAAACGGAGTAATTTACAAGTGATTAAAGCCTATAATTATACAAACTGTTTTCATCTCGGATTCAGGCCCAGTGCCGTCTGGCGTAGCGGGTGTTACGACGTGTACGTCTCGGTCTTCTACGGATGCCGATTCCGTGCGGGTGGCAACGAGGGGCTTGACATGCTCTTTAGGCTGCACTAGCCTCGCCTTCCTCGGGCGTGGGGACCTGTTCACATGGACGCTGACGAGCTGCTGGACGACGGTGTACGAGGCTACACCTATGGCGACCTGACCGGGCGCCGCTTCGGGTCATGGCTGGTGCTTGGCTTCGCCGGCCGCCGCGCCAAACAGGCAAAATCCCATTATTACTTTTGGGAATGTCGATGCACAGAATGTAATCGCGTAGCGATCATTCTAGGCTTGAATCTGATCAACGGCCTTTCGAAGCGCTGCAAATCTTGCTCTCAACGGCACGCCAGTGTTTTACGCAATTCGCGCCGTCACAACCGTCCCCGAGAGAGCGTCGAGGACGTGTTGGCAGACTATGACTCGTACCTGGAGGGCACCGACGCCGATTAGGGTTAACAGGGGAATCGTGTGATTGGGGATTGTGTTTGCTCTGATTGTGTGGTGACATGCCTTGTGCGCGGCTAACGCAGATTGCATTGCGTTAAACCCTCCCCCCGTGACGCAATGCAGTAGGACCGGCGGTCATTACCTTTCCTGACCGCCGGTCCGCTCTTTCCGGTTCGCACCTGAAACATACACAATCAAAAATTACACCAGCATTCCAGGTCTCATTCTGGAAGGAAAACGAATGTCTATGAACTTTCATAACTTAGCACAACTCATGTTGGTGCGCTGTCATTTGATCGTCACATATGCACAACTGACGGTCATTGTCGGCGCACTGGAGGCGATGGCTAAGCAGTCTCGCAAAAGCGAAGAAACCGAGGTGGCGGAAGAGCTTTTCCACAAGCTCAAAAAATACATGGACAAGGTGGTAGCATCCGGGACAGCCAAGAAATGACACCTCACCTTCCGGGATCGTCTAATGGTAGGACGGCGGATTTTGAGTCCGCTTATCTTGGTTCGAATCCAAGTCCCGGAGCCAGCGTAATTTTACTCCCGACTCGGGGATTGACTTAAGTCGGGGTGCACGGCATAGCGTGTGGTATCAGCCCACCCATACGCTACGGGAAGCGGGCTACTCAACTCAGAAGGAGAGAAATTTATGCAGACGATTCGTGCGATTTGCCAGGGCGACGTGGCTTTCCGGCCGTCGATCTCGAAGATGTCATCGGAGCAGGTGAGCCGGAATCTTTGTCCCGCCGATCCGGATGGCGCCGTGGTGCTGGCCTACGGCGAGACGACGGGTCACCGGCACCGCTTCGCGCCGAGCGATGGCGTGGTCATGTACTACGATGAGGCCGTCGCAAAGACGTACCCCAAGGTCGGTGATGCCAGCCTGTACACGGCTACCATCATCGTTCCCGAGGGCGGCGCAGACCTGCTCCATGAGGAGCACGGTACGATTCATTTTGACGCAGGCATTTACGACGTTGGTGGACAGCGCGAGCATGATTTCGAAAGGGATCGCGTCGTTCGCGACTGAATTGCCCATAGTGGGCAATACGGACTACTCTCAGTAGTCCGGAAATCCTAGGACGGAAGGTCACGGTACCCCACGCAACGGGATTTTTCAGGCAAGGGGCGGGACCGGATTAAATACGGTCCCGCTTTCTCCTCAAAAAAGGTGGAAGGCCTATGACAAGTAAGCAGGACCCGAATTACATTCCTGATTTGACTCCGGAACAAAGTGCACAAATCCCCGATCACATTGCCAAATGGCAAAAGATCGCATCGTGCACTGAGCCGGCAGATCGCCGACGGGCCGAAAAGGCTATCGCGCGTATCTATAAAGACGAGAATCTCGCTCCTCCCTACGTGATTTGGACCGGATCGATTCTCGGCAACGGCCTCAGCCGAGCGCTGCTACTCCCCTTCATCGACAATGAGTCCAAGTTACGAGCGCTCATGTCCAAGGTGGCCAAGGCCACAAAAAAGACGGTGCATCGCGAGAAGTTTGTGCGCGATATGCTAATGCCTATGGTCACTCGGCGAATGGGCTATTTTATGGCGGTCGCCGACGCTCGTAGCGAGGCGTATCCGGTTCCCATTGATCCGGATAGCCCATCAAATTCCGCATCAAAGGCGACGGATGATTCTGAGGAGGCATTGGCAAATGTCGCCCGTTTCCGTTCGTTGCAAGTGCACGAGATTCGTCGTTTGGACGCCAACGGCAACTACGCCAAATTTGACGATGAATAGGAGGTACCATGGCACGTAAAGCGAAATACACCTCTCCATTGACGAAATCTGAGCAGATCATTTATGATGCCATCGCCGCCCTTCCCGAGGATGCCATGTGGAAGTCGGTTGCCATCTCGGCTTCGGAGACGGGCTATGGTCAGCAAGACGCCGCATGGCTAGCGCTATTCGAGTTTTTCCGCGACGTGGTCGGGCTGAAAGAGCGGACGGAAAGCGCGGTCGGTTTGATCGAGCTGGCCAAGTCTGCCGGCTGGTGGATTAGCCATGCTGGCATCTGCTGGGTAGCGGAGAGGTATCGCGTCATTCACGCCCAACCCGATGGACGGGGCCACTGTACGACTGGTCCCGCCCTGGAGTTCGTGGACGGTTCGAAAATCTACCTGCAAAACGGGATTGTCCTCCCGGGTGTCGTCGTGAGTCATCCCGAGCGCATCACGTTGGAAACTATCGTCAAGGAAACTAATCAAGAAATTAGGACCTTGATGATGAAGGCTCTGTCCCCTGAACGCCTTATGCAGGTGCTAGGTTCCAAGCTCGTTTCGTCCGACAGCTTCGGAGAGCTGCGGGAATCGTCGCTTGCTGAGCGGGACCAGACGTTCAGAATCCGTTTCATCAAGGTTAAGAACGGAACGGTCGAGCCGGACGGTACCAGAAAGGATTATATTCTGACGGTACCGCTGAGTATCGAGACTTGCGAGCAAGGTGTAGCGTGGTCATACGGCGTGGACAACCCGAAAAATGTCCGCTGGCAAGAGACCATTCGCACCTAGCCGATAGCCAGTAGCGAGGGCCGCAGGAATGGCGATCCAAACAATCGAGCTGGCCCATTCGGTAGGAGACTTCGTGTCCGTGCGAGACAAAGCCGCAATTGGACGCGTTGTCTCTTACCGACTAATGTATAGCCACCCGACCGTGTATCTTGTAGAATATCAAATCAACAATAAACCGGCTCGTGTATGGCTAGAGCCTAATGAGCTGATTGCTCGCGTGCCAACATCTAATCTGGGGACTACCAATGGTCGATAAAACGGAACTTTGGGATAAGGCAGTTGAAGATTCAATGGCACGACTTAAAGCCGACGATCTTTCTATGAACGCTTCGACTTTAACCGGCGAGAGCTTGGAAAAATTCATTAATATCATGGGTTTTAATCCTGTATCTTTGTCCCTTGAACAGACGTTGAAGGATTTGAGTTCTGTAACTCCGGACATGCCATTAGCAACACATACCGGGTCGTTCCTCAACGGCGTTGAGGTAGTTCTGCTTGGTGAGGATATTACCGCGTTTGTCAATCGATATGAGCGTAAGGGCTATGCGTATGTTTATATGCCCGCACGAATGATGGGACAATTAGCTGCTTGCAAGGATCGTTCTCGATCCCATGGTGCTCTGTATGACAGACTGTCATCTGCTTTTAGTGCCGAACTGGGGTTATTTGTGGCGGAATTACCCGTTCCTATTTGGGCTTTGCTGCGAAATGATATCCAGCGTATTGAGGCACAGTTAATCGTGAACGAATTGACACCCGAGAAACCGGACGATTCGAGCGTTCATTGACCATGAAAGTATATCTTTCTCATCATGACATTAAGTTTGGAGCGGAACCTGTCACGGAGCAACTCCTGTTGGCAGTTTCCTTTGGTATCGTTGATTCCAACTTAATTGAAGAAGAAGAAGATGTACTCAAGAAGTACGTGGCGACCGCTCCACAAAGTTGGTATAGTTGTAGGGCCAACCGTGTCGTATTTCATGGTAAACGGCCGGATGACATTGAGGATAAGACTTTTAGATTTCGGTTGAAATACATTAAATCTCTCAATTGCTTCTTTGGGTCTGCACAACAGAAACGGACAAATTCTAAGGAATTTGGATTGACGGCGAATAATTTTCGTCGATTTTACATTAAAGCAAGTAAAGAGTGCCGTAATGTAATTGTTTATGGCCCCTCTAAGCATGGGTTGAGAACGATCCTGCGGGGCTTGGTAATTCTTCCGAATAATTTTGAAGTCTATAAAAATAAGACCTTTAGAGTCATTGACGGAGATTCATACAACTACGTCACCTTGACAAGTTTCCGCTTGAATCCGGGCAAGCCGCTTGACACTGATTATCATACGTGGTTGGCTAAGCCTGTTTATGCACTAACGAGAGAGAATTGTCATTGCGTCTACGGCCGTGCGCGTTGGTCTATTTGGCCGTACCCCACTAAAAAAGCGATTGAATCAGTAGAGGACCCTAAAACGATTCCGTTCTATCATGATTCTGTTGAATGCTTGAGGGGTTTTGGGATCGTGACGGACGAAGCATTTCAGTTACGTACGATTGATAGCAATTCAAAAATATTGGAAGTAATTGGAGAAAATGGCCGTGGAAGGAATAAAGCTGGATAGGGATAAAATCCGCTATGATCTAATTGACCTGCAATTAATACCATTTAATAGTGTACTAACCAACCCATCGACAGAAATCTCATATTGTGCCGATAAATTTTCCGAGTGGTTTTCCACGAAACAAACGGCCGTTAATTTACCGCATATCTGGATTAATTGTGCGATTATACGTGCTCAGTTTGTCAATAATTTATCGTCTGATGATCGAAATGCAGCCAATAGATATTGCAGTTCAATTAGAGATTGGAGCACTTTCGCTGAACTAGTCTCCCCGACAATTGGACCGATGGTATTTGGTGAGAAGAAGTACGGTACTTATAACTGGAAAAATGGCTTACAGGTTAGTCGTGTTTATGCTGCTGGTATAAGGCATTTTGTGGAACACAAAAAGGGGAGTATTTGGGACGACGAAAGCGAACTACTGCATATAGATCATTTGTTGGCCAATCTCATGATGGCGTCATGGATCGGCCTTTACAATCCAGAGGCGGACAATAGGTATCCTGGAGGGACTTGAGATGTACTGTTCAAGCACTTGTATGTGGGCGCACGTCTTACATAGAGCTTGTCTAGATGCATTGGGTATCGATCTTTGTCTGAACGAAAAAGAAAAAATTTATAAGGACGCAATTGTTCTAGTCGCACAAAAATATTTGATGGAATGGTCTAGCGATCTAGAATCTGTTTGCTCAATGGCAGACGTAAATGTGGAACAAGTGATTGCACTGGCCAAAGGGCGTTTTGAAACAACAGACGTTGCGAAGCATGCCGCGTTCCGGCAGTTTATGAGAATGATACATGCAAAGTATAGACAAACAGACGACAGACGTGTCAGGCACGACCCCTCCCGAGTTGATGCCGCACCAGGAGAAGTTTTTGCGTGACTTTTCGGACCGACCCGGTTTTGCCCTCTTTTGGGAACAGGGCACCGGGAAAACGGCACCGCTAATTCACGAGGCAGTCAATAAATTTGCAGATAAGACAATCGGAATTCATCTGATTGCGGGACCTGCAAATATTGTCGATAATTGGATTACGGACGAATACCCGATCCACGCTCCCCGGGAGTTTTTGGATCGGGCACTTTTCTTCCGCTACCAAGCCTCGAAAGCAAAGACGAAAAAGACGCACGCCTTGTGGCGGGAGGCCCGTGAGACGGACAGACCAGTTGTACTTACAATCGGGTACGATGCACTTACTGGCAATGCTCTCCCGCAGCTGCGGGAGCTGCTGCGGGAGAAGCCCTACGGCTTCTGTATGGACGAGACGCGCCACTGTAAGGACCCGTCGTCGGTGCGAGCGCAGGTGCTCCTAGGGTCGCGCCACATGCCTGGAGGCCTAGTAGGCCCGGCCGTGTACCGGCGCGTGGCGTGCGGCACGCCTACGTCAGGCTCTCCATTCGATTTTTATTCCCAAATTGAATTAGCTATCCCGGGATTCTGGAAATCGAAAGGACTGGGGAATTTCTTTGCATTTAAACGCCGCTATGGTGTCTATGAAATCGGCTATGCAGCTGGAGGAAGAAAATTCGATAAGCTGGTTTCCTACAAGAACATTTCGCAGTTGAGAGGATACATTCAGGAAGTTTCGTGGAGACTGCTTAAATCGGAGGTTTTGGCCGACCTACCTCCCAAGGTTTATATGCATGGCTTCTTTTTTGATTTGTCGAACTACGAAAGGGAAATGTACAATAACATTGAGAGCGGTATGCGGATTGAATTAGCAGACCGGGAATTAACGCTCGCTAATGCACTGGTTGTATCTACAAAGCTGCGGCAAGTATCGTCTGGATTTGTGTACTCCGATGATTCGCACACAAACTTTTTAGGGCCTACACCATCTCGATTAAAGGCCTTAGGTCAATTGTTGGAGTCGCTGGATAATCCCGACGCTCCAATGATTATTTGGGCTGAGTTTCAACCCGAAGCGGAGATGATTAAATCGTTCCTTGCGTCTACATCTCGGCGTGTTGTAGTCTATAGGGGCTCGGATGATGATAAGTTGCGAGCGAGGCAGGGATTTCAATCCGGAGATTTCAATACGTTCATTGCTTCGCCGGCTATGTGTGGTGAAGGTGTTACGCTCACGAAGGCTGAGGTTGTAGTTTATTATAGTCATGGACTTAAACTAATCGAGCGCTTGCAATCCGAGGATCGGGCACATAGAAAGGGGCTTAATCATCCTGTACTTTATTATGACCTTTTAGCTCGCAATTCTTATGATGACAGACTTATGGAAATTCGTCGGGAACGAAGGGCGATGGCCAATCAGTTGCTAGAAGCGAATTACGAAGATATCCGCGATCCGTTGATGGAAACAGAAAATCTCGCTTATGTTCTATTCGGAGATACCAAATGATTTTTGACAAGGACCAAGCCAATTCCAATACCGGAGTTCAAGCGGCTCGGGCTACGTTGGAAAAAGCACAAGCAGCCTACGAGGAGTCCGCTGCGACTACGGAACGGCTACTTAGTGAATACAATGTGGTGCGTGATCGCATATGGCCAGACCTCGCTAACGCTATGGGCATGCACTCATTTCCTTTTTCTGATGGCGTGACCATCGATATCAAGCAAGAGATTTATTCGAGCGTCAAAAAGGATGCGGCCGTTCAATCTCAAGCTTTCGATTGGCTGGAGAAAAACGGGCTCGGCGGCATCATCAAGAGGACTGTGATCGTCGAGCTGGACAAGGGCGATGATGCCAGGACTCGACAAGTGCTTGCCTTGCTCCGACCGCTCGGCGTACACGTCACAGTCAAGGAATCGGTGCACCCGCAGACCCTCGCCGCGACGATCCGTGGGCTGCTGGAGGAGGGTAAAGACGTACCCTTTGATTTACTTGGCGTCGGTGTTAGGAGTCGGGCTCACGTCAAGGTGCGGCGGAAGGTTTAAACTCGTGGAAATGAAAGCGCAATAGGAGAAAACATGTCGAATAGCCTAGTTGAGTCCAAAAATGTAGACCTTTCGGTCTATGGCGAATATGCTGGAGAGGGTTTTGAGAACGTCGGTGCTGGCGACCTCAAAATTCCTATTATCAGTGTGCTACAGACGAATTCACCGCAGTGTGACCATAGGACGGGTGTCCCTGATGCTAAGCCAGGGGACTTTTATGTGGACGTGACTCAAACTCTCATCCCGGGTGAGGAGGGTTTCGAGTTTATTATCTGCGACGTGCGTCATGTCTTTGTCGAGTGGAAGCCCCGGGAGAGTGGAGGAGGACTTGTGGACGTTTATCCCATGGGCTCCGAAATGTTCATGTGGGCCGCCTCAAACAACAAAATTGGTGAGAAGCTTTTCAATCCGAGGGCCAAGGGCAACCAGCTTGTCGAGACTTACTACATTCATCTTTTGATGATGCAGAATGGCGAGCCGTTGGGAGAATTTCTGTTGCCGCTGGCATCGACTAAGATTGACGCCTATCGCCGGCTCATGACGCAAGTCAGCCTATTCTTGCGTGCCCGTCAATCCATTCCGAGATATGCGTTCAAGTTCAAAGCCGCCACGGAGTTCCGGGAGAATCCAAAGGGTAAGTTCTATACGGTTAAATTCTCCCCGGCTAACGGCGAATTGAACCAATCGCTAATCAACCCGACAACGGATCAAGACATGTTCAAACTGGCCCGGGACACGCATAAGCGGGCCGTGGCAGTGGACGTTAAGGCAATCTCCGCATCTACGAGTCAATCGTCGGTGCGTGAGGGGGCGATGGACGCCGACGAGGTTCCATTTTAGCAGCTGGGAAGCACAGCATTACCCCACGGCTTTAATGGCCGTGGGGTATTACTCAGATTATTTAGGTAATACATGAATTTAAGTTTTGACCAACAAGCTGCATATGACAAAATTGGGGATTGGCTAAAGCGACGTACTAAGCCGGTTTTTAATTTACAGGGCTATGCAGGTACAGGTAAATCAACCATCGCTAAACATCTCGCCTCACAAGCTAACGGGGAAACAATTTTCTGCGCCCCCACGGGGAAGGCCGCGCACGTCTTACGATCGCAGGGCGTGTCAGCGATGACGATTCATAAGCTGCTTTATTCTCCTAATGGCGAGAATCCCGAGATTGAAAATCTCCGGCAAAATATTTCGGATTTGAAACAACTCAATCCGGTACCAGAGGACAAGCTAACGAAGGCGCGGGACCAACTACATGATCTTATGAAACGTAGTAATTTATCGTTCTCATACAATCCATTGAAACTCGATAACGTTGGACTAATTGTTATTGATGAAAGCTCAATGGTAAATGACAATGTTGCAGAAGATGTTTTGCGACTAAATAAGCCAATCTTGGCTCTTGGCGATCCGGCACAGTTGCCGCCGGTTGCAGGTTCGGGTTTTTTCAGTAGAGGAGAGCCGGATTGGTTGCTCACGGAAATTCATCGGCAGGCGTCCGGCTCGCCGGTCATTCGGTTAGCTACCACTGTTAGGCAAAATAGACCTTTAGAACTAGGGTCATATGGCGATAGTCGAGTAATCCGTCGAGCTGACATTGACGAATCGTGGGCCGATCCGGCATCTGGTCAAATTCTAGTCGGTAAAAATAAAACTCGACTTATGTGGAATAAAGCAGTCAGACGTAAGAGAAGTTTTGAAGGGGATATTGTTCAAAACGAGAAACTTATTTGCCTCAAAAATAACTACGACTATTTTGTCTGGAACGGCTGCATCTATAGCGTTACAGACATTTCCCCGGGTACGCGACCCAATAGAATTTTCGTTGATGTTTTAGACGATGAGAAACAATTCTATTCGTTTGAAATTCTTGAGGAAGACTTACGCGGCCAAGGGGCGGAAGTAACGGGATGGGAAAGAGACGGATGCGTTGAAGTTACCTACGGCTACGCAATTACGGTCCATAAAAGCCAAGGCAGTCAATGGCCAGTGGTGCAGATTGTCGATGAAAGTAGTTCGTTTGGATTGCATAGCCGCAATCATTTATACACCGCAATTACTAGGGCGCAAGAGAAAGTCACTGTTGCTATCTGAGGAGAAATAACTTGAAAGTTTATGTTGCTTCTAGCTGGAAAAATGAACATTACCCGGAAATGGTTTCGGCTCTTAGGCAAGCCGGCTTTGATGTTTATGATTTCCGGGATTCGTCAACTCGTTTCCGTTGGGATGAAGTCTTTGAGCCCGGCCAGACTTACACGGCCGCGAGCTACCGGAAGGCCCTCGCCCACCCCAAGAGCAGGGTCGGCTACCAAGGGGACCTCACGGCCCTCCTGAACTCCGATATATGCGTGCTCTGCCTCCCGGCTGGCCGCTCTGCCTCATGGGAGCTGGGGTTGGCCATGGGTCTCCGTAAGGGGTCTATCGTGTACTTCCCAGACGGAGAGCAGCCGGACCTCATGTTTATGGAGGCGTTCCATATTGTCGGAACGATTCAGGAGGTTGTGTTGGCTGCACAACGCTACCAAGGACTAGTGGAGCATGTGAAGACCGCTACCAACATTCCTTATCCGCGAGAATCAAATGCTTGATGTTATTAGAGTGCTCGATCACGGCATGGTACGATTAGTGGATTCGATGGGCTCGGATTTATCTGTAGTCCGGGCCGCCCGGGTCTCGTACGCGGCATCTTGGCGTACGGGGAATGATCAGGGCAGCGATGCTCGATTGATCAAGTATTTGTGGCGTAACAAACACACAAGCCCATTCGAAGCTGTAACTTTCACCTTTGAAGTGGAGGCTCCGATATTTGTCCTTCGTCAATGGCATCGCCATCGTACTTGGTCGTATAATGAGCTGTCCGGACGATACCGCGAGCTTTCGCAACGCTTCTATGTTCCCGAGCCAGTAATGATCGGTCAGCAATCCGCAAACAATAAGCAAGCCCGCGAATTAACGGCTCCGCCAAATGATTCCGCACCTAGATTGATGCGAGAAGCGAACGAAGCGTCTTTTGCTGTATACAAAGAATTAATTCATCAAGGTGTCCCTCGGGAATTGGCGCGGACTGTGTTACCGCTGTCAACTTATTCTCATATGTTCGCAACGGTCAACCTGCTTAACCTACTCAAGTTCTTAACCCTTCGGCTTCATCCGCATGCCCAGCACGAAATTCGGGTGTATGCTGAGGCGATGCGGGACCTTGCCAGGATGGTGGCCCCCGTATGCGTCGGAGCATGGGAGGAGACTAATGTCGAGACATGATAATGAGGATAAAACTCAACACTTCAGCGTGATAGTCCACAATGTTGTCGATTGGCGTACCGAATCAGAAGCCGAGCCAGCCGTTATATTTTTTGTCTCAGTACGTTCTTTGCAATCCGTACATAACGTATTGGGGCTTGCGGTATAGCCATTGTTCTGTTCTTTGTTTTTCGTCTCATGGGATTCTAATCATGGCTATTACTAGAAAAGATAAAGAGGATTTGGTTAAACTTTACGATCATTTTCAAAAATGCCTTAAAGAAATTAAATATTCATTGGAACAGCACAATTATGGAACGGCAAATGAGTGGTGCGAATTTGGCCTGAATGGCCAGTCCAGAACTTGTGTGTCGAGATTGAAATTGGAATTGCAACCCCCGGTTGAGAAGGTGAAGTTGCATGTTAAATGAAGTTTTATTAACGAATCAATTTTTCGAGTATTTTAATCTTGAACAAGTGCTGGCCATTGGCTTGTGCATTGTCGGATTAATTGCGGCGATTATCACCTTAGTTGCGGAAGACGAATACGATGACGATCATTGATCTTATCCTCCTAACACTACTGTGTTTTATATTAGGCGCGAGTGTAACGTAACCCCGCTTAGCCCAACAGGTAGAGGCAACGGACTTAAAATCCGTAAAGTGCCGGTTCGAATCCGGCCGCGGGGACCATTTTTCTCGCTTGTGTGAAAAGTGGCTTTCTGTTAGCCTTGTATATTCAACTCAAAACAATTCCTAAAAGGGAGATTTAATAAATGTCTGGTCCTAAAACCGCTGCTGCTGATGCCTTACATGCCATTAAGTACCGATTGGAGGGGGAAAATTTTAGCGACGCAATGTCCCGAATTGCCTTCGCCTTAGCTCAGAACGGTAAGCAATTCACAAAATATAACGAATTAATTTCGTCCATGCGATTCCTCCCGGCCGGTCGGGTACAGACTGCCATTGGCTCGGGTCGTAATGTGACGGCTATGAATTGTGTTGTATCGTCAACTATCAGAGACAGCTTAGTCGAGGGCTCGAATTCTATTCTTGATACTGTCAAGGAAGCTGCGACCGTTTTACAGATGGGTGCAGGTATCGGCTATGATTTTTCCACGCTGCGACCGAAAGGGGCGCTGGTAAAGAAGCTCGGGAGCTTATCGTCTGGCCCGCTCTCTTTTATGCAGGTGTTTGACGCCCTTTGTAAAACAATTGCCAGCGCTGGCCATCGTCGCGGCGCCCAGATGGGCATTATGCGGGTGTCCCATCCCGATATTGAGGAATTCATTACCTCTAAAACCGACGTGGATAATTTAACGGCATTTAATATCTCGGTCGGTATTACCGACGATTTTATGGAGGCAGTAATTGCCAATAAGCCCTTCAACCTTACTTTCGGGGGAGAGGTAGTAAAGACTATTGACGCTGCATATCTTTATGATTTGATTATGCAGACTACTTGGGATTATGCAGACCCGGGAGTCGTTTTCTTGACGACGGTAAATAAGTTCAATCCTTTGCACGGGCTTGAAAGATTAGATGCCACGAATCCGTGCTTTACGGGCGAAACGAAAGTTTGGACCGAGAACGGTTATGTGGATTTCGCTACGTTGGCGGCATCTGGTAAGGACGTGAAGGTGCTTACTCAGACTGACGAAGGCAAATTAGTTTATCGAACCATGCGTAATCCCCGTGTTACACAACGTAACGCATCAATTGTTCGGGTGTCGTTTGATGATGGTACCTCGGTTCGATGCACGCCAGAGCATAAATTTTATTTGAAGAGCGGACAGGCGGTCGAGGCTAGGAATCTCGCTGCAAATATGTCTATTCAATCGGTGTATCGCGTACCTGCGAATCAGAAGGGCTATAGGAGACTCCGCAATGGTATTGGTACCGGAATCCTTGAGCACCATGTAGCGTTTGAGGATTGTGACGAGCTGGGATCGAAGTTCCATGTTCACCACAAGAACGGTGACAAGACAAATAATCGAACCGAGAATCTGGAGGTCATGTTGGCTTCTGAACACAACTCTATGCATATGCGTGGCGACCGTAATCCATTGCGTCGTTTTCCGGAAAAGAATCCGTCGTTGTATCGGGATATGGGAGGCAAAAACAACAGCCGTTATCGTCATGATATTGACGACAATTATTTGCAAGAATTACGAGATTCTGGATTGAGTTATGCAGCTATTGCCAATAGCGTTGGCTGCTCAAAATATATGGTTATGCAGCGTTTGGGATGGGAACGCCTTAATCATCGTGTCGTGTCTGTTGAAACGCTTTCGGTACGCGAAGACGTTTATTGTGGAACAGTCGAGGAGACCGGCAAATTCTTTATTGGACTCGGCGAGGATGACGGAGTTCTTGTTTCGAATTGCGCCGAACAACCCTTGCCACCGAATGGTTGTTGCTGTTTAGGGTCGTTTAATCTCACTCAATATATTCGCAAGGGTGTAGCGGGTGACCCGAATAAGTTTTACTTTGATTACGACCAGCTCAAGGCTGACGTGCCTACTGCCGTTCGCTTTATGGATCGTGTGATTGATGTATCAAATTATCCCCTGGAAGCCAACAAGCAAGAGATGATGCGCAAGCGGCGCATTGGTATTGGCGTTACGGGCATGGCCAACGCCGTGGAGGCACTTGGCTTTGCTTATGGGTCCACGGACTACATCGCAACTCAGACGGAAATCCTTAGTCTCATTCAACAGGAAGCGTGGATTGCTTCGATCAATCTTGCGAGGGAATTGGGTCCGGCTCCCGTAATTGAGGATAGCGACGCATTTACTAAAACCCCGTTTGCTAAGAAATTCATGCCTAAGGAAGTACGGGAACTTATTGGTAAGTACGGTATTCGCAATTCTCATTTAACCAGCATCGCTCCTACAGGTACTATTTCAATGACGGCTGATAACATTTCGTCGTCTATTGAACCGACATTTAGTCTGACTGTTGAGCGTCAAGTTCAACTTCCGAAAGGAATAGAGCTTATGACTCTCAAGGATTATGGGGCTGAATACTTTGGGTCCTCCCCTAAGGTGTCGGATGTGTTGACGGTTGACGATCACGTTAATGTTCTTCTGGCCGCACAATCATGTGTGGATAGTGCAGTCTCAAAAACCTGTAATGTCGGTAGTGATGTTAGCTACTCTGACTTCTCTGCAATCTATCGTCGGGCATGGGAGGGAGGAGCCAAGGGATGTACGACTTTCCGGGCGAACGGTAAAAAGCAGGGAATTTTAAAGAGCCTAAGTGTCGATGAGGAAGGTGGTAATTGTTATATCACTTCTGATGGACAGAAAATTTGTGGTTAAAAGGAGTTGTATATGCAAAAATCATCCGATAACGATAATGATTCTGACTCTGATGGTGATGATACGATGGAATGTCGGTTATTTCCGGAGATTTGCAAAAACACCATTACGGAAATGATGAGTCATTCCAATTCACCATTTGATGTACTGGCCAATATCGCAATATTATTGGGAGCACTTAAATCGATAGTAGTTGGGCTAGAGCTGGAATCGACTCCAGGTTCACTTACGATGGACGCATTGTATGCTGATATTGGTGAGTTTTTAAAGAACCCGGTTATTTCTGGTACAGCAAATAATATTGCCGCCAATATTGTTTACAGTATTCAAAAGGCCGATCAATCTTTAGTGGTGCACTAATGGATATTTTTGCTCTGACGCTTAATGAGGGCATGAGTAAGACTCTCGCCCAAATGGGTCTATTTGGTAGTGCACAAATTGTAGATTCGTGTCGTGTGTCACTAGAGCCTGTAACACTAAAGTTGACCTCGCCAGACGATTTGATCCTGGACAGATCAATTGCGCCATATGCCATTTACCGTTACTTCAATGTTGCGTTTAGTAACTTGGCTCAAGTACCGGACAATGAATTGCAGTATCGCATCAATACCGGTTTCGCAGACCCAAATAATACACCTTTCTTTTATCCAGAATTCCGGGATAATGAAGCGGTTCCGGCGATTGGCGATAATCGTACTCGGTCGAATGTAACTTTGGTTTCTGTCAATGAAGCTAAGGAAGGGTATTACGCCACCATTAATTTTCGGTTGTTCTTTTTTGACGATCACGGAATCGTTGATTTATTGACCGCTCTTTTGTCCGCATATTATTTAGCTGCATTGAAAGGTGCTGAGCTTACGGCGGTACACATTACCTTTAACCGAATTGTAGCTCCGGACAGATTAGTCGGTCGTTATCAGGAAACTTATAAATACAACCGACCAAGCCCGGCAGTTAAGTGGTTTGAGGGTACCGCCATTGGCGCCAAGCGTATGATGTCGGACATTCGTAAGATTGTAGCAGGTAAAGAGCCTAAGGATATTGAGACAAACTTTATGACTGCTTATTGCGAGCAGAATCAAATTTACAAGAAGTTTGCTAAGGATTATTTGACTTATTCAAGACTACAGAACTTTGATGAAGTTGTGAAAATTTACGATAGAACTATTGTAGAGGCGAATGAATTGCGACAAAAAATGCCTACAAATTACTTTCTTTCTAGATTTATCAAATGGCTATTCAAGCAGAAAGAGTTACTGGTAAAGGCTTTAGATGAGTAAACGCCCAACTTACGAAGATGGTCAACTCGCATTAGGACTTGTCGAGAGACCTTCTAATTGGAAAGTACCTTTGTTATCCGAGCTTCCGTCATTCAAACACGCGAAGCGTATCGCCTTGGATTTAGAGACCAAAGACATTCATCTCCGGGATACCGGCATTGGGATTAAAATCCCCGGGAACGGAATTATCGGGATTGCCATTGCCATTGAAGATGGTCCTAGTATGTATCTGCCCGTAGGGCATT